GTCCAGAGCCAAGGTAAGGCGTAGATATTGAGTTCTTAAAATCTACGTTTCCTTCTGTATTAATTGATATAGTCGGATCAATACCGATACTTAATGAACCATCACCAAACACTTCAAAAAGTGGCACACTTGAATTATCTCTCACCTGAAAAGATGTATCTGCGGTGTCTGTTCCTAAAGTAAAATAGATTAATCCTGTTGCATCTGTATTGTAGAACTCCATATCACCAGTATTTGAAACAACGAGAGTATCTGTTTCATTATGAATAATTGTAAAATCATCCCCTGACCCGAATCTTAAAGGAATATTATCCTGCAATTTAACAACACCAGTACCTAATACTGAAAATATATCTGCACTGTTTTCATCACGAATATCAAACCGTGTAGTAGCAGGAAACACACCTAAAAGTCGAAATATAAAACTCCCAGATGGATCTGTATTGTCAATAAATACATCACCTGTTGAATTACTAAATATTGCATTGATACCGTTATGAACAACAGAGAAATCATCATCAGTGCCCATCTTTATACTTGTACTATCATCAAAATCTAATGATGTTCCTGAATATGAAATATTTGAAGTGCCACCAAAAGTACCTCCATCATTGACCTGTACAGCTCCGTCAGATCCTCCTGGATTTGTAACACCTGGTATAGAGGCACTAGAACTTCGTGCTCCTCCAATTCTGAAACTTGACTGATCAAAAAACTCAGCTTCTGCTGTATCACTTAGATCTGTTGCGCTTTCAGAAACTACAAGAGAACATCTAAAAAGTTCAAAAGGTAATGGATCTTTTTCTGTAAAAGATTCGGCGCCTAATGCTTCTAATGCAAGGGCTTTTGTAGCAAATTCCTGCTGACCATAAGAAACATTTGTTCCTCCAGTACGCCCTCTAAATATCCTCTGTATTGTCCAATATCCTGCTGTAACACTTTGTAAAGTACCTGATCCATCATCATATTGGGTAGGGTCTATGTCTGTTGTAGATGCTCCATCCTTTAGCATAATAAGACTAGGATCTGCGGATCTATATAATTTCTGAAAAGTTATTCCTACCACACTATTTAAAGCTATTGAATCTGATATTGTTGGATTGTTTCTAAAATTAGCTCCAATTATAAAAGCATTCCCACCAATTACATCAATATTGAGATTTGCGCCATTTGCACTGTATACATTACCTTCTATATTTGCAGGGCCAATAATAAGGTTTATAAAGTCTCTATATGAACCTATCCCATCATATCCCAAATTTCCAGGAGAAGAAAGCACCTCAATAACTTGACTACTTATATGAGTAACTAACCCAAAGAATATATAATCATGTGAATCTTGTATTGTTACTGCTGTAGTTAACACTTCTACTAATGATCCTGCACTATCATATCCAAAAATGGTTGTTCCATCTGTAGCTAAATTAGTTGGCGTATACCCTGATACAGCATCCCATGTTACTTCAGTTACAATAGGATTTTCTGGATCTGCGTAATTAACCACTTGACCTTTTCCTGAAGTCCAATCTATTGTTGTCCCTGGAACTGTCGCAGATATAACACTGCCTTCTAACAACCCCGTAGGTTGTATGCCATTAAGTTTTCTTATATCCTCAACACTTAAACTAACTGTATTTTCTGACCATATCCCACCTGAGTAAACTTCATATACAAGGTCACCTGATATATTGACAGTTAATCTTACACTGTCATCTGTTACCGCATCACCTTTAATATAAACTGTTCCTATGTAATTTTCTAACTTTGAGGAGGTTATTTTCCAATTACTTCCAGCCACTATTGTACCCTCAATGAAAAATAGGCTGTTCCTGTTCCAGTCATTACACCCCTTACTGCTGATACAGGTGAGGATTCTTGTGTAACAGGTGAATTAGCTGTTGTTACATCTGGAAACGGCCATTTGTCCGGCACTGCCGTATCCTCTATAATCTCTGCAAGTGTAGATGTTGTTGCTTCTACATAAGCTGTTGCTGAACCTGTAACCTTAACTTGTCCAACTATCCCTACCACTTGATCTGGAATTATTACCCAGTCAGTTGTTGTTGCTGTATCTACTTCCAATTTAAGCTCAAACGCATAATTCTTAGCATCTTGCGTATTATAAGGAACTTCTTTCATATAAACGTATCCCATTATTTACCCCCTATTTTTAAAAGTTTAATGGTGTTATCTATCAAACCTTTCATTATCTTACTTTTTTTATACTTACTGTAACAAATAGCTGTTGCTTGATCTTGATTATATTCACCCGATATTTGACTTACACATCTTGATATGAATTCCTGTTCTTTTTCACCTGATTTAGGACTTGGTATTGGCATTGCTAGTCTCCTATCTCAGTTATTTTAAAAACTTTTCTTAGATCCATAATTACTCCTCTACATTCTGCATATAAAATGGATGCCATTCATTATTTCCATCATTTATTCCACCTGGCTTGTCAAACTCTTCTCCATCAAAAGGCATTTTATTTAATTCCTCAACTCTCAACTCATTAGGTGTATACAATGTACTATTTACTTTTTTTGTCAATATTTCAATTTGTTTAAGTTCGCTATCTTCTATACTGAACTTGAATTTAAAACCTTTCTTTCGATAAGGCAATATTTCATCGTTTATTTTCTGTTCAATAGTTTTTAATGTTGGTGCAATTCCTTTCCCTTGCTCAATTTCTTTTTGTATTTCTGAGGTAGAACGTCCTGAAGTGTCCGTTGATCCTGTCAAGTTAACTTCAATATTACTCATGTTATAAACCAATGCTACTTCTTCACGTATATCTTTCTGTCTCTTGTGTTGAAATTCCATTGTGTTTTCTTTACTTAAGTCTACAATTTCTACACTATTCCCAGAAAATGTGATTATACCATTCTTTATTGGTTGATTTAGTTTTTCTTCAACACGTTTTTGCTCATCTTTATTCATTCCAAGGTTTAAATTGAAGTCCGGATCTTCTCCAAATACTTGCTGACTTGTTATAATTGCAGCTTTCTCAGGGGGCTTTGTTCCATCTGCTTGATTAGCCATCAATCTATCAAAGAACATTGTTTCTGTTATTTTGTTTATAAGTGCTTCAAGTGGTATCATGCCATAGCTTCTTACAGAAGTAGGTAAATATTGAGTGTACACAAGTTCATCTTCATAGTATACCTGATAATCATAATTCATAACTTGTATGTACGCCTCTTGCGAATCTACATAAGGAGTTCTTATCGGTACAGTTGAACCACCTGTCAAATGTTGTATATTATTCAATTTTCCATCAATCATTTTTTTGTATATGGCTGAAGTTCCATGAACCATTAAATCATACACCCATATTTTTATAAAATCTACCCAATTCTGCATAGGATTAGGTCTTAATAACCATTCTTTAATTTCATTAGCTTCTTTTTGCCTAACTCGCATGACACCTTTTTTCCATCTTATTAGTGCTTGTCTGAAATTTTGAAGATCTGGTCTCAATGTAGGTAGTTCATTTAACAAATATTGTCTAAGTTTTGATCTAGTTATAACCTGTGCTACACCTACAAGTGTTTCATATTCTTTAATAATGTCATATGCGTTTTTATAACTTTCTTCTTTGTCTTCCAATTCTTTAGTATCAGGAACAATTTCAAATTCTAATCCTGATATACGGTTCATTCTACCTGTAATAACACCAAACACAGGAGAAGACAATTGAAACATTCTGTGTCTTTCTTCGGGATCTAATATGAATAAAGGATTGTCTGAAGGGGCTGACTGTAGATCGCCCTGTTTATTTCTTGCCTGTATGTTGATTAAGTCAGACAAGTTCCAAATTTGAGCACCACGTTGACGTTCTGGCATCACTAAAGGAGAGTCAATATGTCTTTCGGATGGTTTAATATTGAATGTCTTATTTATTTTTTTCTTTTTCTTGGTTTTTCTTGACATATGGATTATTGCTCCATTTTTATTAGTCTTTTATCAAATTGTCTTTCTCTTTTATGTGTATATCTTTTATACCATTTATTTGCCCCTGGATTATCCGACACAGGCCATAACCCTTGGCTGTTATTATTTCCTCTACGTTTACTATAATATTCTCTTCCTGTACAATGCGCTATCATACTTGCTCTTTGTCCATTTGCCATAAACAATTCCTTTCAATATTTTTATTACTTAGTTCTTAATACTATGTACTCAACAATAATTTCTTAGCAATATTAGCGTAGTTTACCGCATGGAAGTAATGATCTGATTTATAGCCTTCCCTCCAGCACCAACGTCCATTGGTTCCTTCTTTTTCCTCAAATACTCTTATAGGAGCTTTCAACTGATCTTTGAACCCAGGAACCCTTCCTATGTTTTTAGGAAACATAAGATTACATAATATCATCTGCTCTTTTACTCCGTCCATTGAAGCAGTTCTATCAGTCTTGTATATTTTATTTGGAATATCCAATTGATCTTTTGGATTTTCTGTCAAATAGTCTCCTCTCCATATCTTAGGAAAATTTTGACATATCATCCTACTCAATCGAGACTCTGGTCTAGCATCAATTATTCCTGCTTTTATGTTAAATCTTTTGTTAAGATCTACCAATTCAGATATATCAATAGAATTCTTAGTCACAGTAAAATACAATTCTCCTGCAAAAACCAACTGCATTTTGCACTGCCCATAATCATTTATTAAACGAAAAATAACTGTATGCAATTTCTTTCCGACGTCTATGCCAATTACGCATGGGTGTTTACATCCCTTTGGTAACATGTAATCTTGGATACAGTCATTTATCATTTCATCAGTAATTTGTGCTCCGCTACCAAGGTATGGTAGACCCAAAGTACCGTTATAAAAACGTTGCATTTTTATTTCATTAGTCAACGCTTCATTAAATTGATTAACAATTTTTCTTATCGGTTTCCTGGAACTAAACAATTGACTCAATTGCCTTCCACTTATGTAGGATTGTACTTCATTGACCCATTCGCCATTGGAATACCTGTACGTTGGTTTATGACATTTGTCACATATCATTCTTACGTCATCTTCTTTTAATGGATTGAACCTCTGGTCTAAAATTGTGTACTCGTCTTCTTTTTCTTGTCTCACCACATGAGCAAAGAAGTCCGGTATAAATTTGTGTCCACAACTGCAATTAACAAACCAATGTTTTTTATCCGACTTTTTCCATTGAAAGTCAATCCCAAAATCTGGATAAGTTGGGTTCGCTACTCTTATTTCTTGTGGATCAGAAGACATGGCAAGTCTTTCTGGAGCCATTTCCAAATTATCAGGATTACACTCATCTTCCTCATCTATAATTAAATCATCCGCAGGAAATGATATAAAATTACTCCTACTGTTAGATACTGCAAAAAATATAGAGGCATCCCCAACTTGCTTAACACTCATGTTGTTATAACTAGATTCCTTGAAGATACCCCTATATAAAGGAGTGTATTGCACAGATTGGTCAAATCTTGTGTTTATAAATTGATTTTTTATTTTCTCAGTCGGCATAACATAAAATATGTTTCTTTTTTGAAACTTGGCTTTGTCCATGACCAATACAATTAAAAACTCTGTTATTCCAGACTGAGTCGACTTCATTATAACTTTGTTCTTAGATTTATCTTTGTATATATCAATCAGAAAAGGAAAATCTTTAAAGGACATATGTTCATTTTTATGTGTCATGTGATGATTTACAGCCAAATATAGTGGGTGATGAGTCACTTCTAAATATTTGTTAGCAACATCAAAATTCAATTTTCGTCCTTGTCTATTGTAAATATAAAATACAAATATTAATATTTAACCATCCAAGTAAGTGTGACAGAATATCATACTTCCTCGTCTATATCCTGCTTCAAAACCTTCAACAATTCTTCGCTAACTCTGTCCCTTTCTTCTTTAGGCATATCTTTAAATGAATGTTCAGTTTCTGTTCTTACTTCCGCTTTTATGTTATTGAAAACTGTACTGGAATACCTTTCAGGTCTAAGTCTTTCCAATCTCCATTGAACACCTTTTGCATCTCCCTTATCAATAGCTATTCTTATTGCTTCATCGTGCATTTGCAATAAGTCTCTTTCTTTAACTAACTCATTATAGGCTACTCTTTTTTGAAACGTTATATCATTATTTAGTTCTTTTGCCTCTTCATCAGTGCATTCTGCAAGTAAAGTTGACTCGTATAGATCCATTCCTAATCTAACACATTCATATATCAATTGCTTTTTTTCATCGAATTTCAAAACATGTCCCTCCAGTTCGTGTATTTTTATCCTTTATAGATAAAAAAATAGCCAAACATAAAAAAATATAGTCTTTTTTGTTTAATTAGTCAACATATATTTTTAAAAGGGGCTTTTTAAAAAAAATTCTGGGGATTTTTACATAATACTTTTAATAAAATGCTGGGTGTTTTTGCATAATACTTTTTAAAAAAAATGCTTGGTGTTTTTGCATAATACTTTGTGAGGTGTTACGTGCGACGTGGTCAGTGATATTAAAAAATGGCAATTGACCCCACCGCTTTTTTATCATATATGGTAATAATACCATGGTTTTATTACCATAGCCATAAGACCATAGCCATAAGACCATAGCCATAATACCATAGCCATAATACCATAGTCAAAATAATTAGTTAAAATGCTTGACTTTTATGCATATATGTAGTATACTTGTATTATAAGAAATTAAATAAGGGGTACGTGATATGGATACAATAAAGACAATTACAATTTTGACTAATGAGGATAGAGAATATATTTATACTATAAGTGCTGAAGAATATAATAGGCTAAAGAAAGAAGGTATATTAAACTTTGCAATTTGTGAAAGAACTATGGCTATAAACTTGTATACTAGAAATCTTAGAATAGCTAATAAAGGTAGAGAAATAAACTTCTATATAAAAGAGTTTACACATAATTAGTTAAAATGCTTGACATTTTAACAGTTATATAGTATACTACAATTATAATAAAAGGAGATTAAAATGAAATTAACACCACAACAATTTAGACTTGCCTTAGAATATATGTACGAGGAAGTACAAGATTTAACGGTTAAAGAACTAATAGATAAAATGGGGGATATTCCAGATACAATTGACCTTATGGAATGCGAAAATCATATAGAACTTTCTCACGTGATAAGTGTTAATTTATCACCTTATATAAAAATAATTTAAAAGGAGAGCTTAAATGACAGTAGAGGAACAAATTTTAAATCAGGAAACTAATAAATTAAGAATTAAAATTAAGAATGCAGAGAAAAAAATGTTCCAATTGCATAATGTTTATACGGCTACAAGATTGGATTATTATTTTGAGGATTTTAAAAAACAACAAACTAAAATAAATAACTTAACTATAAAGTTAGCTGATCTTTTAAAGGCGTAACAATATGAATACAATAAACGAGGATTTAAACAATTGTAAAATGAAATCAGGTAGTAACTGTAAATATAATTTTATTGGTGAATGTTTTAAAAATGGTTGTAAATACTCCGATTATTATAACATTTGCCAAAAAGATAATGAAATTTGGATATCTGATAATGATAAATGGAATTTAAAGGATAAAAAATGTTAGTTGGCAAGAAATTGCGGATTTGTTTAATGAATAAAATAACTAACAAAATGCCTGACTTTATAACAGAAAAAGGTTACTATATATAACCAAATAAAACAAATTTTAAGGGGTACAAAATGGACGAAAGAGAATTAAGTGAAAGGAACAAAGAAGCAAGAGAAAGAGCAAAAGCAAAAAGGGAGGCTACAAGCAAAATAGTCGCTTGTATCATAAACGACCAAGAAAGTTTTACAAGTGATGTTGTAGAAGCAGCAAAAATACTCTTGCCTAGAAAAGGTGGAGCAAGAGGGGAAAGACTAGATTCCAATAAACAATTATTTCTTAATATGTTTGAAGAAAAAGAAATTGTTCACGAAGATGATGTATTTTCAAAACTTAAACTTGGAAGAGCTGAAGCAAGAGCAATTAGAAACGAACTTGTTAAAACATTACCACAAGATCGTATCTGGATTTCATTTAATAGGGAGAATGGGGAATATACAATTGCTGGAAAAGGCGCGGAAGTACCATCAAGTTATGATGGTTACGTACCAAAAGACATGACATTGTTAGAAGAAGATGACAATGAATTTGACCTTTTGGAAGACGATATCAATTTATAACAATAATTTTATTTAGACACAGAGCCCGTATTTTATGGGCTTTTTTTAAAAATTTTAGTCAGATTTTAGTGGTTTTGACTAAAATCTGACTAAAATATGACTATGTCAAATAACAAGAGAAAAAAAATTGTCTTATCAAAAATATTAGTCAGATTTTAGTCCGATTTTAGCCTAATTAGCTTGAAAGTATAGCATATAGGGACAAAGGGGACAAATTAAAAAAAAGGCCTAATTTAGCTTGAAGTTTTTACATATAGGGACAAAAGGGGACAAAGGGGACAAAGTGTAACGTTAAAATGCTAAGCAAATTAATAAATGATTTTAAAATATCGTCAATTCCCGATATGTTCAATAAGTCCTGTTTGTACCTATATATAATAGTATTATGCATTTGTAACTTACTGATAATCAATTAATTAGATAGGATTAGGGACAAAAGGGACAAAAGGGACACCTTTTCAAAAAAACGCAAAAAACGCTTATTTGCTAAAACCCTTATTGAATTACGATAATTGTTTAATACCCTATTTTTACATAAATTTTTTTACCCCGTCCCTTTTGTCCCTTTTGTCCCCACGACAAATGTCCTTAGGGAAATGAATACAATAACCCTTGGCAAATTACCCATTTTATTTTTCAAGTCTCCCGAGGGAAATCAACAAAACAAATTGTATATACACCAGATCTCCAAGAACACCCCTTATTTAAAGATCTACAAGTTTTAGGTAGTTTCTTATTAAAATAGGGACATTCCCCCAGATCTCCAAGAACACCCCTTATTTAAACGCTAAAAAAACCATTTTTTAAAATACTTGTACCAATGTATCCATTAAAAAAGCTACATAGATCTTGAGGGGTAAACACTCTAATAAAAGACTTAACTTTTTATTCTATCAAAGTATTTAGGTAAAAGGCTTTACCTTTAAAATTAAAGTGACTAAAATTCAACAAAATAAAGCGGTATAAAATAAAATATAAAGCCTTTTACCCAATATTTAATCTTACTATTTTATTGGGTTAAAATATTTTTAATGAAAGGCTTGACTTTTAAGCTAAAGCGACGATATAATATAAACTATTGGTTAAAAGACTTTATATTTTATTTTTTATTTTTTAAAATATATTTAATAAAAGGCTTGACTTTTAAACTAAAATAGATTAAATTAAAAACAATAAAAATTAAATAAGGTGGTGACAGTATGGAAACATTATTTACTTTGCAGGAAAACAAAATGAAATTAGAAAGTGCTGGGTTTAGAAATATGGAAAGGGGCAAACTGTTTACTAAAGAAACTACTGTAAGATATATTTTTGTTGATGCTAAAGGAAATATGGTAGAAATTGACATGGAAAAAACATTTCGAAATAGATATATGGAATTCACTGTATCAGGAAGTTTTGCTGGTGGTGGTTCAGGGCAGATGCTGGACATCATTAAACCAGTAAATAAATATCAACAAGAATTAATAGAGTTATGGAATAAATATCATTTAAAAGAAATAGATAATAAAATATGGGAGAGAGCAATATTAGTTAGTAAAAAGATTGTAGAAGAAGACGGTAAAAAAGATGAAGGAAATTGGGATGATATTTATGACGAGAAAATAGAAGCATTAGGAAAGCATCTTGGGTATACACCTAAAGAAGCTGATGAGAATATAAAACAAAGCGGTTACAGTGAGAATAGGTATGATATTGGAGAAGAAGGAAGCTACCTTGTATGTGATGATGATGAAGCAGACGAAGAAGCCAGAGTATATATGCAAAATTTAATAGAAGAATTAGGGATAACACATATATCCGGATGGGAAAATTATATCGATGAAAAAAAGTTAGGTAGAGATTTAGCATATGATTCTTATTATGAAAGAGGATTGGGAAGTGAATATCCAGAAGATTATTTAAATGAAGAACCTAATGGTGAATATGTGCAGTGGTCAGAGGATCAAATTGAACGTGCACAAGATGAGGCTGAAGAACTGTTTATAGAAAGAGTAAATACCGATCCTATAGGGTATTTAGAGGAAATATATGGAGATATAAAGGAGTTTTCAAACCTGAATAATTATGTTGATGAAGATGAACTAATTGACTATGTAATCAGGATTGATGGAAGAGGACATTTGTTGAATAGTTATGACGGCTTTGAGCATGAAATAAAAGTTAATGAAACAGGGTATTATATTTATGAAGGTTGATTTGGAATATTTATTTACATTGTATATTATATTAAGGGGTAAATTATGCTAGACAAATACAGTCTATGTAAAAATGAATTAACATTAGAAAGCAATACAAATAAATAAATTATTGCAATTGACTCAATTTTTTATATTAAGGAGAAATAAATGAAAGAGAATGAAAGTTTTTGGATAGATGAAAATAATAATAAATGGGATAAATCTTTTTACAGCATGGAAAAAGCAAAAGAATTAAGTAATAGCTTAATCAATTGTACTAATTGTACTAATTGTAATAATTGCCATAATTGCACTAATTGTAATGATTGTGCTGATTGCACTAATTGTGAGTATTGTAAGTATTGTTATGATTGTTGTGATTGTTATGATTGTGCTTATTGCGCAGATTGTACGAATTGCGCAGATTGTACGAATTGCGCATATTGTAACGATTGTACGTATTGTTATAATTGCAATAATAGAATAAAGGAGAAAAAAATGAACACTGAATTAGATATTATAGACAAGTATAATTTGTCAATTAGAAAGATACCTAATGAAATAGTAAGTATTTTGGAGTACCAACATTATAAAAAAGGGGATGAAATTGTAACACCAGAAGGATACAATAGGGAAATGGTCAAAAGAACTATTGTTCCTCCGAATGCTGGATGGTATATGGTTAAACAAGTTAACAACGCAATGAGCACTGTTAAATGGAATAAAGAATCATGTTATTTGGCGCCTACATTGGGGGAGAGTATTGCATTATTTATGACGAGCATGGAGGAGAAATAAATGAATGATCAAATATATAAATACAACTTTTTACATAATCATATTGCATTAATTGCATCAAGTCCCAATAAAAAAATGTATATGTACATTAAAATGCTAGAAAATAAAATAACATATGATGTAGAAAAATTTAATTGGGAAGTTTGCCAGTTTGACAAATTAGAAGATGCTATTGACTATTATAATAAGGAGAAATAAATGATACTACTTGATTTAATATTAACACTCATAGCAACATTTTTTATTATATTTTCAGCAGTGTATTACATTATATTATTGATAGAATTTATAGCGAATGATTTAAAAGTTAAAACAAAGAAAGAATTTATTAAATGTCTCATACCATTTTATTATTGGCTATTGCGTATAAGAAAAGCATACAATAGATTGGATGATTGAGGAGGGAATATAATGGAATGCATAATTGGATATATTGCTATTGGAATAGTGACAATGATCATTGTCACTATATGGAAGACAGTTGAAGACGAATATCTTGATTCAGAGGATATTATAAATATTATTTTTTGTGGGATTCTTTGGCCTATTGTAATTATTATAGTATTACCTTACTGGATCACATTGTATATTATGGAAAGGATCAATAAATGAAATTAGCGGAAGTTCCAGAAAAACTTGATGTAGAAATGTTCAAATCCCCAGAATACATATTTATTGCTTCTGATAAGGGTAGACAATTGTATGCTGTATTAAACCATTTAGAAAGTAAACTTTTACATGGTTGTGTTAAGTTTATTGATGGAGAATTTGTGCACAAAGAATTTGACAAATTAGAAGATGCAATTGAATTTTATAACAAGGATCAATAAATGAGCACATCAAAGTTTATGAAAATTATATTGGATAATCTGCCCCCAATAAAAGACAATACTTTTTTAATTGCTTCAAGTGAAAATAAACAAATGTTTATGATTGTTGCGCCATGGACAAAAACAAAAAAGTATAGAGTAGAGAAAACTAATGGGGAAATAAAAATGTTTAGAAAATTGCATCGTGCTATTGACTATTATAACAAGGAGAAATAAATGAAAAACAATAAAGATATTCATCTTGAAACAGCTGCATTACTTTATGATAAAGACATTAAAGATGTGGATGAAAATGAACGATCAATTGCCAAAGCCATTAATTTTGGATTATTATATGGTCAGAAAAATATAACTATAGTGGAACATTTAAACAAGGAGAAATAAATGAAACCTTACGATGATGAAAATTGCAAATGTCACAACATTGTAGCTGAAATAGACAAAGAGTATCCCGGAGGTAATTGGAACCTGGATGAAGCATGTCAAAAATGGGGAGAAATGTCAATGGAATTAGAAAATAATGATATTGAATTTGAAGATGGATCGGATGAAAATTATTGTTGCACTTGCCCTACTTGTGGAAATATAATATGTTCATGGTGTATATAAGGAGAAATAAATGAAAGCAAAATGGGTTATATTTATGTTTCTTTGTTTTACAGTAGGGTTAAAATTCCCCCCTTTTAATTGGAATCCGTTTTCTTTAAATATTAGTAATATTTTATTTGGTGTAGCTTTGTTGGTATGTTTGAATTGTTTAGCTTTTGGAGAAAGGAGAAATAAATGAAATTAATAATTGTAGCTAATTTAATAGGTGCTGTAATAGGCTGTGCATTAGGCTTCTATCATGCCTCCAGACGTATTAAAAAAGAAAATGAGAGAGTACATAATATGACAAGAAAAGAGTTAGAAAAAATAATGATGGATTTAAGTGATATAGCAAAACATCTAAAAGAAGAAGATAAAACAAACGTGTATAAAATAACATTGGATAATATGGAAAAAAGGCTTAAAGAAGCAGGTGTTGAAATAGAATGAATAAAAGAGAAATAGCTTTTATAAATAAATTTAGGAGTAAAAAATGAAAAAGGTAATTAAAGCAATTGTCACATTTATAATTGTTTTTACGCATTACGGAATTATATGCCCTTATTTGATTTCTTCAACTAACACATTTCTAGTTATATTGGGGTTTATGCTTCTTATTGGCATAGTGGTTGTATTGGTAGTTTGGTGGTGGGACGAAATCATGGCAATTATACAAAGATATATGTCATGACAATAACAAAAAACTGTGAAAATTGTAAATACATATCTCGATGTGAATTTTGCCATCCCAATGAGCTTATGTCTTACTGTGTTGGGTGTAAATGTGAAACATGTTATGATTTTGACAAATGGGAAATACGTAATGAAACTAACAATTCTTGAGACTATAAAGCGTAATATATATGATTTCGTAGCAAAAAATAGACTCCAACCAAACATTTTGTTAGTGCCATACACAGAGTACAATGAAATAAACGAAGAACTTGTACGTTGTGCTTTTTATGTAGCAAGTGGCTTGAGAGTAGATACAGTACTTGGCCTAAAAATAATAAAAAGCTTTGATGTACAGGATATAAAAGTTGGATATGTTGATTTTGAAGAGGAGGAAAAGAAATGACAAGAAAAGAGTTAAAGAATATCATGTTTAATGCATGTACAGACTACTATGATAATACAACACAAATTTATAAAATTACATTGGACAATATGGCAAAACATCTAAAAGAAGCAGGTGTTGAAATAGAAGAAGATAAAACTTACAAAACGTGTAAAACGTGTCAAAATTGTAAATTCAATCCTGTCTGTTATGTGGAATACGACCATTGTTCTGACATAATAGGAGCATGTTATAATAGGGAAAAATGGAAACCAAGGAGTAAATGATGGAATTAACAAGAAAACAAATTGAAGAAATAGTAAGCTGTCTAAGTACTGTCATTGATACGTCGAATAGTACTTATTCAACAGAAATTAACTATGAAAAACTTGAAGATCTTGGTTATACAATTATGGAGGAAGCAGAAGAAAATTGCAGAACTTGCAAATATAGCAGACGGTATAATGATGCAACTATAGACTGCGATTTTGTAGTGGGTAGGTGTGTAGAGTATCATAAATGGGAGGAAAAATGATGGAATTAACAAGAAAACAAATTGAAGAAATATCTAGTTGTATGACTCATAACATAAAATGGACTTGTACAACAAATGTGGACACGGACGAAATGGCGAGTATTGGTTACACAATTAAAGAAGAAGAAGAAGAAAAATTATGCAAAACTTGCAAATTTTTTCCTTTCTACAATGAAGCATATACAACTTGTGGGGATATTATTGGGGAATGTAACTCCTATGAAAAATGGCAACCAAGGAGAAAATAAATGAAGATCACTTGTACACATTGTGAAGAATACACACATGAAGTAAACTTAATAGAAGATTATGAAATATTGCATTGTGAAACTTGCGGAGGAATAACGGAAGTAAAAATAATTGTTACTAAAATACCTAGATTTCCAGAAAGGAGTAAAAAATGAGTCAATGGACACATATCAATGGATCAATAAGAGTAGATTGTGTAAGAGGTTTACAACCTATACCTAATTTTAAAGAACTTTTTAAAACATGTGATTGGGCAGATGATGAAGATATCTGGGACGCATGCAATGTTCCTAAAGGTTCAGAAGGTTCTGTTAAAGTAAATATATGGGAAAATCCTGAAGAAAATCATGTAGCAGCTTACACAGTACAAGTATTTGGAGATTTGAGAGATTTTGGAACTCCAGATTACCCTGAAGTTAAGAAATGGTTTGAAGATATTTGCTTAAATAAAGGTTTAGAAATAAGAAATGCTGTATTAGAAGTTGATATTGAATATGGAAATACATATATATTATCTATTTTAGATAATATTGTAATAGAGCATCAACAATGATGGATTTTTATGGAGCATTGGCAGTTATATTTATTATATCTGCTTTGAATATATTGTTTTCTTATATGAATAAGTAAGGAGTGAAAAATGAAGATAAAGGAAGTTTGCGAATATTGCACATATTTAGAATTAGTTTTAACTGAGGAACCATGTTGCTCATGTTCTTGTATATACGTTTGTGATAAATCAACAAAGAGCAATTGGGAATTAGCTAAAGAATTCAAATATTGTGACAATTGCAAGCATGGTGTAGATGGTAAGGCTTGTTCAAAGGCTGAAACTTGTACTATGGATTACAATAATTGGGAGGGGAAATAAATGATAGAAAAAGAAGACTTAATTGACATATTACATAAATTTTGGTCGGATACATATTTTGATGAATCTAATGTAATAAATTACCTAAAAGAATCAGGAATAGACATGGAAGAAGGGGATATTTTTAAACAAACAAAAGAGATTGAACTAAAAGAATTATATGCTTTTACATTAGTAACACCGGATAAAAATAAATATCATGCAATAGCTTCTACAGATAAATTACCCTCAGAACCATTTAGAATATATAAAGCTGAATTTGTAGATAAGAAAATTGCTTTTTACGAAAAGTTAATTGATAAAATGAAGTGTTGTGATAATTGTAAATATTACGAACTTATCAATTGTGAAGATTATATTTGTTCTCTTGCAGATATTTGCACTAGTTTTGAGCAATGGAAATTAAAAACTTAGGAGTAAATAATGTCACGAATATTAAATAAAGAGGAACTTACCAAATTAGTAGACTTAGGGTTAGTTGAAAGTAAAGTATACGATAACTTTAGATTTAAACTAGTTTCCAAATATGGAAAAGAATCTATTACTGAGGGAATGATAGGTCAAAAATTAAAATATGCAGATAAATATGATATTGAACCATGGATGATTAAAAAGAGTTGGAAGAAAACTGGTATATTTAACAAATAAATGGAGGATTTATGAAGGTTAATATAATTAAAAAAGCTATAGAAGTAACTTTAAATGATGACGAAACTTCTTATGCTATACAAGACATTAAAGAAACACAAGAAACATACCCTATACACCAAATAAAATGGGCAAAAGATATTTACAATTACGTGTTCCAGGATGAAAATATAGAAAGACTAATGAAAGAATATAACGAAGAGTGGGAGAGACTACACAATAAAGTATTTGAACTGGGTAATTTGAATTTACAATATGATCTGGAGATTAAAGAGATGCAAAGGATGAACGTTTTTGAATATTTACACATGAGATTTAAAAAATTAGTTACAAAAAAGGAGAAAAAATAATGAATGGAGAAATAACAATATCAAAAAGAGAATATATGGAATTGAGACTCGCAGAAATTAAACTAGAGATGCTAGAGGTAGGAGGAGTGGAAAATTGGGAAGGGCATGATGAAAGCTTAAATCCTTATTGTGAAGAGAGCTTAGAAGATAAAGAAACAGAATTAATAATTAAAATAGAGAGGATGTAATGAAAAATATATTAGTAGGATTTTTACTATGTTTATTGTTAGTTAGTTTATTAGCCGTAACGCCGTTTGCCTATACATCATCAGGTGGCACAATTCCTGTTGCTTCAATTTGTTGTTCAGATGAAGGATCAATAGTTTATGTTTTTGATGGGGTAGGAGTTTGGAAGTCAGAAGATTCAGGAGCAAATTTTAAATTAAAATGGAAAAATTATGAGTATAGAAGGGTTAAGAACCCTTAAAAAATAAAAGGAGAAATTATGGAAGGCAAAGTAACAATAACAAAAAATGAGTATTGTAATTTAAGAAAATCATCATTGAGATTAAATTTACTTGAAAATGGAGGAGTAGACAACTGGGAATGGTACGGTGAAGCACTAAACCCAGATGGGGAAGATGATATAGATGAAAGAGAAGAAGCATTAGAAAAAGAAATTGAGGAAATGTGATGACAGATAAAGAGAGAATTGAACAATTAGAGAGTATAATTAACAATGCCAAAAATGAAATGGAAGCATTGAAGAAAAATGATGATTGGAAACCTAAAGGTGAATATTATTTTGGGGATGAATTTATAATTGAGCATTCTGCTAATTACGGAAAAAATAATAATAACAGATTTGATACAGAAGAAGAAGCAGAAAAAATAGCTAAAAAAGTAAATGTTTGGTTAAAATTATATCATATTGCAAAATATTTGAATGATGGTTGGGAGCCTGATTTGGAAGATGGGGATGAGTGTAAATATTATTTATACTTACATAATTATGAAGGTGTCTATAAGATAAAGATTACTCATACTATTTATACTTCTAATGGTGCGGTTATATATTTCAAAACTGAGGAAAAAGCAGAAGAAGCTATTAAATTAATGGGGGATGATATTAAATTATTGTTTGATTAGAAAGGAGCAAACATGAAAAAACTAATAATAACCATATTATTGTTAACTTTTGTATGCGTGGCAGAGTTCTATTATGTATGTGCAGAAGACATTTTCCTTATAAAAAGGACAAACGACAGTGCCATATTAGACTTAAAAAAGCCAGTTAAACAATTAAAAAAGACTAGTATTTACAGTGTTATTAGAGTTGATGAACATGGCAATACAGATAAGTATAAAGCATACTATTATAGAAATATTGTTATGTTTATGTACATATTGGTAGATAAGAAGGATAAAGTGACCTTGTTATTTTGGTCAGACGATCAAGATTTTGTTTACAGAGATGATATTGAAGTGAAAGTAGAAGATAATAAAATAATGTTTAGTGAAAGTATTGATTTTGAAATTGATATTTTGGAGTAAAAAATGAATCAAGCAATGTTGAGAACTGGTTATGATAATTCAATGTCAGGGTCAGGGTCATGGTCAGGGTCATGGTCAGGGTCAAGGTCATGGGCAAGGTCATGGGCAAGGTCATGGGCAAGGTCAAGTTCAAGTTCAAGGTCAAGTTCAGGGTCATGGGTAAGGAGTAAAAAATGAATCAAGCAATGTTGAGAACTGGTTATGATAACGCACATTCATTGTCAGGTTCAAGATCAGGGGCATGGTCAGGGTCATTTTCAAGGTCATGGTCAGGGTCATGGGAAAGGTCATGGTCAAGGTCATGGTCAAGGTCAAGGTCATGGTCAAGGTCATGGTCAGGGTCAAGGAGCAGTTAAAATGAATCAAGCAATGTTAAGAACTGGTTTTGATAATACAATGTCATGGTCAGGGGCAAGATCAAGTTCATGGTCAATGTCATGGTCAAGGTCAAGGACAGGCTCAAGGTCAGGGGAAAGGGTAAGATCATGGTCAGAGTCAAGGACACGGGCATGTTCACGGTCAAGCTCAAGGTCAAGGTTAAGTTCAGGGGCATGGTCAAGGTCAATATAAAGGTATTTTTAAAAATTAAATAATATAAGGAGAAATTATGTCAAAAACAAAAAAACACAGTTTATACAAATTTGAGGGTAAGAAAATATTTATCAGAACGGTTACTCACCATTACACAGGCAAAGTAATTGATGTAACAAAAAGCGATCTAACATTAAAAAATGCAGCTTGGATTGCAGATGATGGGAAGTTCAATGAATTTTTGAAAGATCCAGTGGAAAAAGTAAATGAAGTAGAGCCATACAATAATAATGTGACAATTATGATAGGTGCTATACTTGATGTTACTGAAATTGATGAATTGCCAACAGAAGTGAAATGAATCAAGCAATGTTGAGAACTGGTTACGATAATCCAATGTCAATGTCAGGGTCAAGGTCATGGTCATGGTTACGGTCAAGGTCATGGTCAAAGTCAAAGTCAAAGTCAGAGTCATGGTCATGGTCAAGTTCATGTGCAAGACCATATTCATGGTCAAGTTTATGGTCGAGGTCATGGTCAAGTTCAAGTTCAGGGTCAAGTTCAAGTTCAGGGTCATGGATAAGGTCAAGATCAGGGGCATTTTCAAGGCCATGGTCATGGTCAAGGAGCATTTAAAATGAATCAAGCAATGTTGATAACTGGTTATGATAATCCAATGGCAATGTCAAGGTCAAGATCAGGGGCATGGGCAAGTTCATGGTCAAGGTCAAGGTCAAAGTCAATGTCATGGTCAAGGTCAATATCAAGGTCAAGGTCAAGGTCATGGTCAAGGTCATGGTCAAGGTCAAGGTCAATGTCAAGGTCAGGGTCAAGGAGCATTTAGTATAATAATATTTAAGATTTATATATATATACGGAGGTATGTATGCGGAGGGGTTTAAAGCCTCCTTATGTATAATATATTGGAAAACACATTTAGATGATTATTTTTTGTTTTTAGTAGGTGGGATAATAAAAATCTTACCTACTTAATTAAAAGAAGGAGATAAAATATGTTTGTAGGAAAAATGCTTTATGGAAATTGCAAGGGTTATTTTACAGGGGAATATTTTGATAGAAATAGAAGAATTGAAGCTATAGGATCAGATTGGATAGTAGCTAGAAATGGAATTGGCGAAGTTTGTTTTGCTTCTTTTGATGAGGTAGACAATATGGAAGAACTAATAAAAGAATGGAGCAAGAAGCCAAAGGAGGAAGAAGAAGAATATTAATATAAATGCCGAGTAGCTCAATGAGTAGAGCGCAACGTAACTATATTTGACGAAATATAATGAAATTGGTGAGCAAGTTCGATTCTTGCCTCGGCGAAAGTGCTGGTTCGATTCCAGATCGGTTGTTTAGGATTGGTATGAAAAGTCAAGGTTCGATTCCTTGGTGATATGTTTCCCTTTTGGAGTAAGGGAATAACTCAGGAGAGACAATAACACGGTTGTCCCGACCGTTAACCATGTGGCGGAATCCACATGCGGGGAGTGTTGCTATTGCAGTAGGAGCGTTATTAGCAAAACTTACTTCCGAAGAAAGTAAGTTAATGAAACTAATAAAATGTGTTCGAGTCCATGTAGCAACGATTGGCAACACTAAACGAATTGTGACCATTGTAACAAGTTACCTTGTAATGGGATGGGTGGGGTGTCTTTAAGTGTAAATCCCTCGTAGAGCTTATTACCTACCACCTATCGATACTGGAAAAGTAAGCTGACTAATAGGAATAGACTATGTGACGATGTGGCGGAAGGGTTATACGCTAAAGTAACTGAGAGTATAGTGTGTTAGAGGTGCGCCGTACACGTTAAACAAACGGATTTATACTCATGTGGGTATCAAATCCCACCATCGTCAAGCAGAGTAGGTTACGATTATACATGATTAACAATGAGGCTAATTGTGAAAATGGCAAATCTATGGCCTTGCCAGACTTGGGAGAAACTGGCTTTGGTGCTACTATTAAATGTGGGAATGTCTCTTTCCTAGGAAGAGAAGTTATTGGTTCGAATCCAATTAGTAGCAATAAATGAAGTACTCCGACTATATCAATGCAACTTATGGTTGTTAAGTAAGTGACGGCTTAAAGGGTTCGATTCCCTTGTCATTGATAATTGGGCTACTTCGAGGTTAGGGAATTTCTGGTGAAATAAACGACGGTTTAGATGGGTTCAATTCCCATTTCTCTAAATATGTGGAAATAGCAAGGTGTACGTCTTAATAAATAAGTATACGTATAAATTAAGACGATGTAACGTAGCTCAGTTGGTAGAGCGGAGGGCTTTTCAGTCCTTTTAATTTACTTAATTGAGGGGACTTAAAATCCCTCGCGTCACTGGTTCGATTCCAGTTGTTACTTGGAGTTCGATTCTCCTATTCCACAAATAACAGATTACTGCGTTGCTTAGTCTGTCATCCCTGCTGCGTTGCTCAGGGTGTAAAAATTTATAATTTGTTTTTGAAATATTCTATCAAAAAGCAAAAATATACTTTTTTAATTGTGGGTAGGTTTGATAGTGTGTTTTATCCTACCCATTTTATTAAGTGGAGTATTAAATGAAAAATTGTGAAGAATGCGAGGAAGATATAGATTGTGATGTTTGTGGGGAGTATTGATGAATAAAACAGAATTTAAAAGGGGATACAATGGAAAGTAATAGAATAATAGAACCTATGAAGGTTAACGGAAAGGGGTATTATACTGTAGAACAATTTGCAATAATAACTGGTAAAACTCCAGGACACATATTGAGAATGGTGTTGTATGGCAATCGTATAAGAAAGATGGATTCCACAAAGATGCTTAATAAAACAATGATACCTGTTGAAGAATTGACAAATTTTCCTTTCAACAGAAGGGGAAGAGGGGAAATTACAGAGGTTTACCATTTCTGTCAAAATGGTGAAAAGGTATATGAGAAAATTGAAACTTATTTAAAGAGAATGGGGGCTAAAAATGGCGAAATTAATAACTCCTAGTTTAATAGGTTCCGTAGAATGGTTGCAGAAATGCCCGGATAGTTGGAAAGAAAGAGCTTTTAATAGTTTACATAGTAGTTTAGCAAGAGATTATAGTAAACCAATGGATCATGCAGTAAAAAGAGGTATTGATTTTGAGAACATGGTTTACAAAGTTTTAGGAAATGAGCTAGTAGACGTTAACTCTTTGAAATGCTCAGAACTATTCAAAGATGTATTAAGACATTGTAAAGGAGGTATATTTCAACAAAAAACTAAGAGTCTTATAGAAATAGATGATGTTGAATATTGTTTATATGGTAAAAAAGATGTTAGTTTTACTGATAAAACAATTGATATTAAATGTACAGGAAAATTCAAGAGTGCAAGAACATATTTGGACACTGTTCAACATAAATTGTATTGCTACAATGACAAGATAGAAAAATTTGAATATTTAGTATGTGTGATGGATGAAGAGGATAAATTGACAGACATTCACATAGTAGAATACAAAGTGGACGATTTTGAAAAGTTAAGAGAGGATATAATTAAAAGAGTTCGTAAAACTATAGAATTCTTGAAGTTGGATACTGAATTATACGATTTGTATATTAACACATTCAATATGTATGGATAAAAATAAATAATAAATATTTAGGAGCAAATATGAAAAATATAATTTTATCAAAAAGAGTTTTAGCAACAGGAGTTTTAATATTAATAGCAACAATTATTTTATGTTCGTGTGATATGAATTTAAATAAGGATGAACTTCCTCCAGATTTACAAAATTGCAATAGTGAAAAAGAAATTTTGACATGGATAAGGCAAAATATAACCTACAAAAAAGATATTAAGCAATATGGGGGTATTGATTATTGGGCAGCGCCAGAAAGAACATTAGAATCCCGAGAAGGGGATTGTGAAGATTTTTCTATTTTATTCGGTTACTTGTGTGATATTCTTTTAAACAAAAATATAAAAATTGTAACAGCAACTAATATATATGGAAAACCCGGACACGCTTTTAATAAAATTGACAATAGATATATAGAGCCTCAAGGGGGCAATGTAGAAAAATATCTCACGAGTAATAATTATTTTTTAACAGAATATGATTTTAATTTTTTATACCCTCTAATAAAAAATAACAGGGGTTAATTATGGCAATTGAAGAAAATATTAAAGACGATTTTGTGGATGTGCACAAATACATACACGAATTAGAAAAAAGAATATATTTCTACAATAAAAAAGTTAAGTCTCTAAGCAAAGAAATAAAAAAATTAGCAATGGAGAATCAGGCTTACAAAGATAGTCTTAAAAGTAGAGGAGTGTTGCATGAAAGCTAATTTCCAATACAAAACTGAGCCATACAACCACCAAATTGATTGTTTTTATAAATTGTACGATAAAAGTTTTGGTTCTCTGTTTATGGAAATGGGAACGGGCAAGTCAAAAACTGCGATTGACATGGTATCCAATCTTTATATAGAGGGGAAAATAAATGCAGTTTTACTTATTGCCCCAAACACAGTTCATTCACAATGGGCTAAAGAACAAATACCAGAGCATTCTTCAGTTCCTTACATGATTAAAGTATGGAAAGGTTCTTCAAGATCTAAAGGATATGAGAAAACTTTAGATAAGTTTTTTGAAACAGATTATAAATGCTTGAAATGGTTTTGTGTAAATGTAGAGGCATTCAGCACGGAAAAACAAATAGAGAGATTTAGAAGTTTTGTGAAGGAGCACAAAACTGCAATTATACTGGATGAAGCAACAACTATTAAAAATCCCTCTGCAAACAGAACTTTTAATATAACGTACAATCTAGGAAGAGTTATTAAAAAAGGTAAAAAAATTGTAGCTAGTATACCATATTCTAAGTATAGATATATTCTTACAGGTACAATGGTTACAAATTCACCCTATGATCTATGGTCTATGTTTGAATTTTTAAGTCAGGATTACTTTGATATGAATTATTACGCATTCAAAAATAGGTATGGAATTGAACGAACAGATGTAGTAAAAGACACAAACATAAAATACAAAAGACCTGTCAGTATACAAGAAATGAAGTGGATAAGGAAATTATATGAGGATAGAAATACAATAGAATATATATCAGTAGAAACAGGTGTCACAGAGAACAACATAAAATACATATTGAATAACCCTAATTTGACTTTACCTTACAAACATTTAGAAGAGCTTAAAAGTAAGATAGAAAAATACAGTTACATAGTTCGTAAAAAAGATTGCTTGGACTTACCTGAAAAGGTATATGAAAAGTTGACAGTGGAGTTATCTGCCCAACAAAAGAAAATATATAAGCAATTGGAGAAAGATTACATTGCTCAATATGAAGATAAGGCATTGAGTGTACAAAATAAATTATCTTTACTTCTAAGACTTGCACAAGTAACAGGGGGATTTTTTCCTTACTCCTTTGACACTGAAGAAGATGGTGAGATGATTGCCAAAAAAGGAGTTGTGCCAATTGGTAAAAGCGTTAAACTTGAAGCTCTTAAAAGGGATATTGAGGAAACAGACGAAAGATTGATAATATTCTCTACATTCACGGCTGAGATACAAATGTTGATTAAAGAATTGACAAAACACTTTCCAAATAAAAGAGTAGAAGCTTACTATGGAAAAACATCCTCGCATAAAAGGGCAATAATTAAGGAAGATTTCAAAGTTGGGGATATTGATATTTTAGTGGGGAATACTAGTTGTGCTGGAGTTGGGTTGAATTTACAAAAGGCTCACCTAGTGTATTATTACAGTAATAATTATTCTTTGTATTACAGGGAACAATCAGAGGATAGAGTGCATAGAATTGGTCAAACAGAAACATGTGTTTACAAAGATATAATTGCAGTGGGAACAATTGATGAAAAAATACATAAAAGTTTAAAAGAGAAAAAGAATTTACTTGAGTATTTTAGGGAACATTCAGTAAGTGATTTCATATTGGAGTATTAGATGAAAATAATGAGATGTGATAAATGTGGGGTACATTATGAAGAAAGTGAGATAAATGAAGTTCGCATTGTTGAAGTACACAGAAAAGGAAGACCTGATACTATTTCATTAGATATGTGTGTATTATGTGTAGGTATACTACTTTCAGAATGTATGGGAGAATTAGATGAAAATAATGAGATGTGACAAATGTAAAGAAGAATATGAAGGAATACAAGCAGATAAAATTAAGATTGTGGAATTACATCAAAATGACAAACACAATATAAAAAATATTGTAATGTCTTTAGATCTATGTCAAACTTGTATTAGTGAAACCATAAGATTCATGAAAGGTGAATAGCATGGAAATAATGGAGATTTTAAAAATAATATTTTTAACTGTTATAGTTATTGTTGTATTAAAATGTTTATTTAAATAAGGAGATATAAAATGCCATTGTGTGAATGTGGTTGTGGAGAATTAGCTAAAAATAGATTTATAAGTGGACATAATAGTCGTGTTAGAAAACACACAGAAGAAACTAAAAAGAAAATGAGTGAGTCTGCACAAGGAAATAAAAACTCTTTAGGGTATAGACACACAGAAGAAACTAAAAAGAAAATTAGTAATGCAAGTCAAGGACGTCAATCAATGTTAGGGCATAAACATACAGAAGAAACTAAAAATAAAATATCTAATGCACATAAAGGGGTAAAAAATCATAATTGGAAAGGAGGCATTAGAATATATTCTTCACAATATGAAAAAATAATTAGAGATCAAACAAAACAAAGAGATAATTACAAATGTCAAAATAAAAATTGTGCCAATAAATCTAATAATTTAGAAGTACATCATTTGGATGAAAATAAGCGTAACGATATAAAAAGTAATTTAATTACTTTATGTGTTTCTTGTCATAGAAAAGTTCATCACAATAAAGACTACAAAATTATTTTTAAAGGAGATATAAAATGAGTGAAGATTTAAGCTTTTTAGAAACAAGTACCCTAGACAAGGGAAACTTGACAAAATTATCAGAAAAAATTAATAGTCTTAAAAGAATAAGAACAGAAATTAAACAATGTGAATCCAGAATGAAAGATCTTAAAAATATTGAAAAGGTTATATCTGGAGAAGATATACCCCAGTTCATGAGTGCTTATGGAATTGACAGTATAAATCTTGATGATGGTTCAGGAGTAAGTGTTAAAGAATCTGTGTATGTAAGTTTACCAAAAACAGATCCAATTAAGAGAAGAAAAGTTTTAGAATGGGTAAGCGAACATGGAGGATCTGGAATTATTAAAGACAACTTAACAATTAAAGATCCAAGTTACGATATAATAAGCACATTGGACAATGCTGGTTACTCTTACGAACGTAAAAAAGATATAAACGCACTATCTTTAAAAGCATTTATTAAAAATATCCTGGGTATGCAGAAGAATTCAATACAGAAAGTTGACTTGGCTGACATACCTCCAGAGGTTAATTTATTTATAGGAAAAGAAACAAAAATTAAATAGGAGAAAAATAATGGGAACTAATTGGGATATATTAAATACATATAGAAAAATATTTGAGGGAAACAATAGTGTGTATGGTACATACATAGAAAATAAAGATAAGTTAGGAGGTAGATCATCCACCATAAATAAATTGCTCACAGAAAAAGAATATCGTAAACATTTAAATGGTGAACAAAGTTTGGGAATAGTCCCTATAGATGAAAACAACGAATGTAAATTTTGTGTAGCAGATGTAGACGACAATAAAACTGACCACACTCCATTAATTGAAAGGTTATATGACAATAATTCAATATCTCTGTTACCGTTTAGATCAAAAAGTGGTGGGTTGCATTTATATTTGTTTTTTCATACACCTATTAGTGCTGAAAAAGCTGTGAATAGCATGAAGAATTTTTTAGCTGTATTAGGTCTTCCATCATACACAGAAGTTTTCCCAAAACAAATAAAACTTAAAGAAGGGCAAGTTGGAAGTTGGATAAATCTTCCTTATTTTAATGCTTATAATACAAAAAGGTATCTGATTGGAAAAAATAACAAAGAAGTTATTTTTGAAAAAGCCTTGGAGATTATTAAAGATACAAAAATTAAGAAGTGAGGAGAAATTAATGGGGTCATATTGCTTTATACTAAATGAGAAAGAAGAGGTTATTCATACGGCAGATAGAGCTCATGTATTTGAAAATATATGGGGCTTAAATTTTAATGCTAAAACTAAAAGAGAAAAAGCTATTGCTAGCTTAGAATACAATAAATGTTGGATTGAAGATGTATTAAATTTTTTAAAGACAAGAAAAGATGAAAAAGTAATGTTCGTAGATGAATACTTCCATGATGAATTTAAGTATGAAGGAGCAAAAAATGGGTACTGATTGTCTAATATTAAATGAAAAAGAAGAAAAAATTGAATCATTGGGAAGAGCTAGTATTTTTGAGGACATTTTAGACACAGATTTTGAGTCTTTAATAAACAGAGAAGAAACAATAAAAACTTTAGATAATTACAAATTTTGGATTGAGGAGGCTACAAATTTTTTAAAAACTATAAATGATGAGAACATTATTTTTGTAAGAGACAATATTTATTACGATAGTAAAGATAGCAACAAAAAAATAGTTGAAGAAAGAAAAGGCAGCTATTTAAAATGGTTGTCAAAAAACAAGGAGTGAGGATTTAAGATGGGATATATTGTAATATTTGGAGTATTTATTCTCTTTATTTATTTAATGTCTAAGGAGTAATTAATGGAATTTATTAGAACTATAATTGATTATTCACATTTAGTGGGATTTGTATTATTTATTTTGATAGGTATACCAGCAATAATTATATATATAATATATGAAATAAGGAAAAATAAAAGTGATTAAATGTAATAGATGCGGTGAAGTATATGAAGAAAGTTGTATTAGTATTGTTATTTTTACTAGGAATCTTACATATGAAAATATAACAGAGAAATGTCTAGCTAGAGATATTTGTGAAAAGTGTATTGAAGAAATTGAAAATTTTATAAAAAGGAGTTTAACATGAGTGTAGATTTTTATAGCTGTGATTGTTGTAGAGAGTCCATATATTCGGAATATGTGGGTTCTTGCAATAAATGTTATCAAAGTCTTTGTACTAGCTGTTTAACTAATGATGATGTAAATGATAATTATGCATATTCATATGGATATAAGTTTGATAGCTCAAAACCTGAGCTTATGAAACAATATGAAAAAGAAGGTTATCGTATATACAATGAAGATGGTTCCCATATCTATGAGCAAGATGATATTCTTGATGACAGCAATATTGATTCTAAATATTGCCCTTTCTGCAATAAGGAAGCAGTATCAAGCGAGATGATAATTGATTATATGTTAGATAAGCATAAAACAACCAGAGAGATAATTGAAGAAGAAATAAAAAATAATAAAGGAGTTTAACATGAGTGAACAAAAAGAAAATTTTTTAGACGAATTTGCAGGTCAGGGGTATGATAATTTAAGCAGTGAAGATTACCAAATACCTTTTGTAAAAATTTTACAATCTCAATCTACGCAGTGCAACGTTGACGTATCAGAGGATTACATTGAAGGTGCTAAACCTGGAATGTTTTACAACACAATTACAAACAAGTTGTATGGAGACACAATGAGGCTTATTCCTGTAAATTTTGAAAAAGTTTGGATTGAGTGGAAAAAAGATAGGGGGGGATTTATTGATAGACATGAACCAAATTCATTCGTCCCAGATAAAACAGATTTTAGCAACTGGACAAATGAAGTAGGTAATACAATAACAGAATATTATAATTTCTTTTGTGTTATTGCAGACTGTCCTGAAGATGGAATTGTGGTAGTTTCAATGTCTGGAAGCACAATCAAGCAAGCAAAAAGTTGGAATAGTCAAATATCTTATACCAGGCTTCCGGATGGTAAACAAGCCCCTTATTTTAGCTCCATTTGGGAACTTAAAACAGCATTTTTCCAAAATGACAAAGGAACATGGTACTCAGTTGGAAACGTTAAAAGAATTAATTTCATAGACAAAAAAATATTTATTGGTTTTGTATCACCTGCAAAACATTCATTGGATTCATCAAAAGTTGATTACCAACAATTAACATAAAATATATCCACAAATGAAGATGCCACTATACAATATTAATTATGCCGCCACTATTTATATAGTGGCTTACTATTAAACTATAAAAGGAATCAAGGTGACTATTTCAGTAATTCAGATAAATGAGTATCGAAAAATATTTGAAGGAAATAAAAGTGCCTATGGAACACACATAGAAGATAAAACTTCGGATAATACGGATACTACTACTATAGAAAAATTAAGGGGAAAGAATACTACTAAAAAGAGACTACTTACAGAAATAGAATATTCTGATCATTTGGAAGGAATAAAGGGATTAGGTATTATCCCTATAGATGAAAACAATGAATGTAAATTTTGTGTTATAGATGTTGATGATTATAAATCTGACCATCATTCATTTATAGAGAGTATCTATGCCAACAAAATACCTTTATTGCCTTTTAGATCAAAAAGTGGGGGGTTACATCTATATTTATTTTTTGATAATCCAATTAAAGCAAAAAAAGCAATAGGGTATATGAAAAAATTGCTCACAATATTAGGGTTATCAGACAAAACAGAAGTATTTCCAAAACAAACTATACTTAAAAAAGATCAAGTAGGTAGTTGGATAAATTTACCTTATTTCAATGCTTATGAGACAAATAGATATCTTATTGGAAAAAATGGGGAACCTATCCTATTTGAAGAATCATTGGATATAATTAGAAGCAACGTAATGAGAGCAGATTCATTTGAACAGGTTTTTGATGAAATTCCATTAAACGATGCTCCACCATGTTTACAGTCTATATATTTGCAAAAAAACACAAATTTTAGAAATCAATATTTATTTAGTTTAGCGAGATATTATAAAGCAAAGTATGGAGATGATTTTGAACATAGGATAAGTGACGCTAACAACGAATTGTTGGAACCAATAACTATAGAAAGACTTCAAAAGACTGTAATTTCCAGTCATATGAAGAAAGACTACAGTTATAATTGTGCTCAAGAACCTCTTTTGTCATTATGCAATAGGTCAGAATGCAAAAAAAGAGAGTATGGTATAGGGGGAAGTTATGTAAGCCAACTTAATTTTGAAGATTTTATTCAATACAGAACTGATCCTCCATACTACGAATGGATAATCAATGGAAAAAGTTTAATGTTTTACAGTGAGGGGGATATAATTAATCAAAAAAGATTTCAGGAGTTATGCTTCAGAGAATTACGTATTTACCCTCTCAGATTAAAAGAATTTAATTGGAAAAGTATAGTAGATACTGCCCTAGAGAATATAATTATAAAAGAAGTGAGCAAAGAAGATGAAATAAGCTCAAGGAGTGTGTTCATAGATTTGCTAATAGAATTTTTTGAGGATAGAGCACAGGCAAAAAATAAAGATCAAATACTAATAGGAAGAGTTTATAAGGATACAGAAAAGGAATGTTACGTGTTTAGGGCTAAAAATTTAGTTAATTTTTTAATATACCAAAAAAACTTTAAAAACTACAACACAACTGAAATACATTCCAGACTAAAAAATATGAAAGCTGTATCTGAAAGATACTACATACCTGATAAGCAAGCAAAAATAAGGGCATGGACACTTCCTTTTGATGCATTAAGTGATTATTTTGACGATACAACAAAACAAGGTTAGGAAATATTAAAATCAATATGGAGGAAAATTATGAGGAAGAGCTTTTTTAAGGGTGGGGAGTTATTGAGAAAAATGAGAGATGTACCACTGGGAGCAAGAACATGAAGACAAATATAATTTTTGGGAGTCCTGGCACAGGAAAAACAACTAGATTATTGGAAATACTTGATGGATTGCTAAAAGATTATTCTCCAAATGAGATAGCTTATGTAAGCTATACAAAAGAGGGGGCTTTGCAGGGAAAAAGAAGAGCTATGCATAGATTTAGTCACAAAAGCAAAGATCTCCCCTACTTTGCCACGCTACATTCTCTTGCATTTAAATCTTTGAATCTAAAAGTAACCGATGTAATAAATAGAAGGAACTACAGAAAATTCAGTGAAAAAATGGGAATGAATTTCACAGGTTATTATACAGAAGATTTAAGAAACGATAATGATAAATATCTGTTTTTTGACACATTGTATAGAAATAATAAAAGAATGGCTATATCGCACATGGATGAGCTTGACATACAAACATTGAAGTTTGTTAGGGAGAACTACCTCGCATATAGAAAAACTAACCATATAATAGACTATACAGACATGATTGAAAATTTCAATAAAGAAGGAAAAGCTATTCCAGTAAAAATTGCTATTATTGATGAAGCACAGGACTTGACAACTCTTCAGTGGAGAATGGTATGGACAGCATTTAAAAATTGCGACAGAATTTTCATTGCTGGAGATGACGATCAAGCAATTTATCAATGGAGTGGTGCGGATGTAGATTATTTTTTATCCATACAAGGTAAAATTGAGATATTAAAACATAGTCACAGACTACCTAACGAGATACTTAGATTTTCAAAAAGAATAACAGATAAAATTTCCAATAGGGTGGACAAAGATTTTGATGGAACAGGTAAAAGAGGATTTGTTGATTATATAGCTTCTTTGGAGGAAATAGATTTCAATCCAAATTCTAATGAATCGTATATGATACTTTCAAGAAACAATTATTTTCTTGGAGGTGTTGAAAAATTTATAAAAAATAAAGGCTTAATGTATAAAAGGAAAGGAAAACTATCTGCAAGTAAAAAAGATTTAAATATAATACACCTGTATGAAAAAGTCAAGAGAACTAAAATAATGTCACCTAATGAGGAACAAACATTAAAACCTCATTTAGAAGAAGGATATAATTTAAATAAAAATTGGTACGAGTCTTTAAATTGGGAAACAGATAAAATAGTTTATTTTAGGGATCTTATAGCAAATAAAACAGACTTAGATAAATGTAGGATTAAGATAGGGACAATTCACTCCGTTAAGGGGGATGAAGCAGACAATGTGATACTGCTAACAGATTTAACAAAAACAGTGTACAGTAATTTAAAAAAGCACGGAGATTCTGAGCATAGAGTATTTTATGTTGGAGCAACTAGAGCAAAGAACAATTTATTTTTAGTTCAAAGTTCAGGTAAATATGAATATAATTTTTTGGAGGGATAAATGAAAACTAGAGAAATTAACGAAAAAGATTTAGAAATGTTTAATGTATTAATGCATCTTAAAGAACAATCAAAATGTGTGGATAGACAAGTTGCTTGTATAATTGTGGACGAAGATTACAATATTGTTTCTCAAGGGGTTAACACAATAAACAATTGTGACAAAAACTGTCATGACAAAATTAACAGAGTTTGTGATGTTGAGCATGCTGAAATGATGGCAGCTAGAAATTTAAGTATGGAAAATATCACTCATTACGAATTAAAGGCTTACGTTTCTCTTTGTCCTTGCATACCTTGTCAAGAGGCTTTAAATATGTATGTTGATGAAATAGTATATTTTGGAATGACTCATAAAGATATTGACCCTGACATAGAGCACAAAATAACAAGATTTCCACACCTAAATTATGAAATATTTTGTAATGAGTATGCTGGAGATTTTGAAAGATCTATAATAAATACTTTGAATAATCTTAAAGAAAGTGTCCAGTCTGGAATATGCGAACATACAATTAAACGAATTGTTGAAACAGAAATTGAGTTAGAACAACTTAAATTATGGTTATACGAATCTAATAAAGAATTTTACAACGAATTAAGGGATAAAAGAAATTCAAAACTTAAAGAATATTTATCAGACATAGAGGAAAAATAATGGCAAATAAATATCCGGATTTGAGAGACAGTAAAATAATATCCTACGATATAGAGACATTTGACCCTGAGCTTATAGAAAAAGGTACAGGTGTATATTCCGATAATGGAAGAATTCTTGGAGTTGCTATAGCTGATGAAAAGGGGTTCAGCGAATACTATAATTTTGGGCATAGGGGGGTTAAAAAAGAAGAGAGAACCAAAAATATAAACTACATGAAGGATTGTTTAGCATTACCAAATAACAAATTAGCAACCAACTGTTTATATGACCTTGATTGGTTAGTGAATGGGTATAACTTCAAAGTAAATGGAAAATTGCATGATATACAGATTGCTGAACCTCTCCTAGATGAATACAGAACAAGCTACTCATTAGACTCTCTAGCAAAAGATTACTTGGGAAAAGAAAAATTTAAAACTGAGATAGAAGAATTCTGCCAAGAAAACAATTTGAAAGGAGATCCCAGGAAACATTTATATTTAATGCCTTACGAAATGGTAAGAAAATATGCCATGCCAGACGTAACATTACCCCTTGAAATATTTAAAAAACAATTAAAAAAATTAAAAGAACAAAAATTATTAGATTTGTATAATATGGAAATGGATCTTTTTCCTCTACTTCTTCAAATGAGAAAGACAGGAGTAAGAATAAACAAACCTCTTTTAGAGAAATCTAAAGTTGCAGTAGCTGAAGAAATTGAAATTTTAACGCAAAAATTACATGAAAATTATGGCTATTTCAATTATAACTCATCAAAACAAACAGCTGAAGTGTTTGATGCTATGAAAATTCCATACGAATTAACTGAAAAAGGAAACCCAAGTATAGATGCTAAAGCATTAAGAAAATGTGAACATCCTATAGCAAAAGATATATTGGAAGTTAAGCACAAAGAAAAACTATATTCCACATTTTTAGTTAATTCTTTTACAAATCATTCAGTTAATGGAAGAATTCATTGTTCATTTTTCCCTATGAGGTCAGAAGGATATGGAACAAAATCTGGAAGATTTTCGAGTGCACGTCCTAACTTACAACAAATACCAAGTGACAAAGATGATCCAGTAAGTTACCTTTGTAGACAATTGTTTATACCAGAAGAAAATCATTACTGGGGAAAAATTGACTACTCGCAGATAGAATATAGGTTAATTGCTCATTACGCTGTTGGAAGGAAGTCGGATGAAGTAAGAGAAAAATACAACAATGATCCAAATACAGACTACCATCAAATGATTATGGATTGGACAGGGGTAAATAGAAAGGATGCTAAAAGACTTAATTTTGGAATGGCTTATGCTATGGGAATAGGCACATGTAGTGAAATGTTCGGATGGAGCAGAAAAGAGGCTGAAGAACTAATAACCCATTATCATGAAGTAGTTCCATTTGTACGACAAACAAGAAATCAGGTTGTAAATGTTGCTAAAGGAAGAGGGTATATAAAAACAATATTAGGTAGACATGCTAGATTAAATGAAACAATGAGAAAACAAGGTAAAGAATACTCATTATTCAACAGATTGATTCAAGGATCTGCCGCAGATATGATGAAAAAAGCAATGGTTGATTGTTATAAAGCAGGTGTATTTAATACCCTTAAACCCCATCTTTGCGTACATGATGAATTGGATGTGTCAGTACCTAAAACTAAAGAAGGTATTGAAGCATTTAAAGAAATGAAGAATTTAATGGAGAATGCAATCAAATTGGATGTTCCTGTTGTTGCGGATGCTGAACTAGGGTATAATTGGTCTGATTGTACAGAGGAAAAATACAATGAAGAAAAAAATAGGTTTGGATTATGAGAGAAACAAAAATATATAGAGAATTAAAAAAATCTTTTAATATGGGGGGAGTTCCTAAAGGAGTAGCTTACAGAATAGAGACAGGAATAATTGTTGGCATACCTGATATAAGTTATACATATTGCGGAACCACTGGTTGGTGCGAACTTAAACAGACAAAGCAGCAAAAAAGTGGCAAAATAAAGATTCCTTATCGTCCTGGACAACAGTCGTTCCTAACAAACAATAGGTTTTACGGTGGAATGTGTTTTGTATTATTGTATTTAGATGATAAATATTATCTTATAAACAAAAATTTTAACGTTAAGATATTTAAAAATATATGTGAACTTATGGAAAATTGCTGTTGGAGCGGAAAAAAATTAGATCGGGAATTTTTGTCAAAATTGAGAAAGCACTGATATCAATCAGTGCTTTCCTCCCTTAAGTCATGCACTATAACTCTCTTGTTATGTGCTCTCAAAATTTGTTCTGTCATATACTCAATATGCTTATACATTTCATCAATCTGACCAGAAATAGAAATAATCTTTTCTCTTTCTGGTTTTCCTTTTAATTCTTGCACATCTATTTTGTCATAATCTGTCACATTAATTACCATTGTTGTGCAAGATGTCATCAAGAATATCAAGAGCATCGTCAACACTTTTAGCTTGTTTAAACCTTTCATCATTTTCTTTTTTATCCTTCTCTAACTTAACTCTAAGCTTTTTAATATCTTTAATATCTTTGTTATTTTCTGAAACATTCAAGTGTCTTTTCTTATATAGTTTATTAACTAAACATATAATTACTATAATAAGAAATAGATAAATAATAATTGAAATTAAAATATAGTTCATCTTTGTTACTCTGCTTTCTTTTTTATATTTTTAATAGCTCCTGAACCAAATACAGCGCCCCATACAATTGTAAATACTCCAAATGATAGAGAACACAATTTGTATAAAGACAGCATATCAATATTTATGTTCAGAATAACAATCAATTGACCTATCGCAATACTAGCTAAAACATGAATGAATGCCACTACGCCCATCCATTTTCCAGGTGTGAAATTTTTCATTTTTTTAATTCTCCTTATATATCAATATATATTCTAGGGTCAACATATCCATTATAACCGTTATCTAAATTAAGTATGTATCCTTTGTTATCTGTCTTACGATAAGCTAAATGGTTATGAGCTCCTTTACTCCAACCAGTGTTACCCATTTGACCTATGTATGTACCCTTATTTATTATTTGCCCTAATTTTAATTCTTTAGCAATATTTTTCATATGATTATGATATTCAATAAACTTTCTTTCTTGATTCCACACCAAAATCCTCCAACCATATGCAGTGTGTTTTTCAATTTTCAATATTTTTCCCGGATAAATATTAAATAAACTTTTGTCTTTATCTGTTGGTATTAGGTCAATTCCGTTATGACCTTTAATGTTGAACTTAGCATAGTACAATTCACCATTACACATAAAATCTTCACCAAATTCTTGAGTAATTTTTGCAGGACTTTTAAAACAAGATAATATCATGTAAAACTCCTTATTTCCATATTTTCATTGCAATGTTTATACCTGTTAATATGGTAACTATACAACTTATAACAATAGGCAATCTCCATGCTCTCTTTTCTTTGTCTTCTTTTGCTTCAATAATTTTTTTAATTCTTTCCTCATTTCTTATAACAATAACATTGACGGCTGTTTGAGACTTCCTAAATTCTCTAAGCTCGTCCAATATTATATTTTCGACTTCCATGTTTGCTCCTTATTATCTTATTTTAAGTGAATAAATCTGCTATCGTCTCTCCATTTTTAACATCGATACTTAACACATTCCATATATTCTCATTATTTACTAAGTTCCTATATATAGTAACATTAGGACTATTAAAATGAGCAACAGCTAAAAAATTAACCTCTGGTGAAAATCTGCTCCTTTTAGCAGTATTTGTAGGTAATGTTGTAGGATTTGTAATTTTTGTGAATGTAGTTCCAGAAATACTATATATAGTAATATAAGGTGTAGTGTTATGAGAAACAACTAAAAAATCACTGTCTGAGGAAAAAGAAACTCCATTACCTATACCAGTAGGCAATATTGCAGGATTTGTAATTTTTGTGAACGTAGTTCCAGAAATACTGTATATAGTTACATAAGGACTTAGATCATGAGCAACAGACATAAAATTACCATCAGTAGAAAAAGAAACCCCAAAACCACCACCAGTAGGTAATATTGTAGGATTTGTAATTTTTGTGAATGTAGTTCCAGAAATACTGTATATAGTTACATAAGGACTTAGATCATGAGCAACAGCTAAAAAATCACTGTTTGGAGAAAATGCTACATCGTAACCTGTAAGACTAGGTAATGTTGCAGGATTTGTAATTTTTGTGAATGTAGTTCCAGAAATACTGTATATAGTTACATAAGGACTAGTGGTATGAGCAACGGCTAAAAAATTACCATCTGGGGAAAATGCTACACCCCTACTATTTCCAGTAGGTAATGTCCCAGGATTAGTTAATTTTGTGAAAGTGGTACCTGAAATACTATATATAGTAATGTAAGGGCTAGTAAAATGAGCAACAGCTAAAAAATCACTGTTTGGAGAAAATGCTACATCCCTACCATCATCTGCTGGCAATGTTCCAGGGTTAGTGATTTTTGTGAAAGTGGTACCTGAAATACTATATATGGTTACAAAAGGGCTAATCCCATGACCAACAGCTAAAAAATTACCGTCTGGGGAAAAAGAAACACCAAGACCATCAGCTGGAGGCAAAGTTGAAGGATTATCAAGTTTCATATTTCCAATTTCATCTAATAAAGCATCAATCCCTCTATAAACTAATGATGTGTAGGATGCTCTTGATGTGGCCAATGCTCCATTACTGCCCATAGAAGACCATATTTCATCATTATACATTATTACTTGATCATCATTAGGTATAATTTGATTGTTGTAGTCTGTGGAGTATACCTCTACTGTATCACCAGGAATAGGTTTTTCAGGAAGAGTTAGATCTATACCTAAACCAATAGACAGATATTTTGCATTACTTACTAATGTACTAGGGATACTTGCTATCTGATATTTTGATAGATAATTAAGATTAGATACTCTTACATCTTCCTCATGAGTAAATGTAATAGTTGTCCCATCAGTCGTGAAAGTTGCTAAAGTTATTTGATAACTTGTAGGTACTGTAGAATTAACTGATATTGTATAAGATGGCTTTACTTCATATGAATATGTACCAGAGGATTTTATCCTTGTCCTTGTGTTTTGATCCGATTCAAAATAAGCAAGTTTCACATAATTGGTTGTTGCTCCGTCAGTGGTCACACCTACTATGCCCCAATTATTTAAACCTGTTTCAAGAGTTAGAAACATATTTATGTCAACTTGTTCAACGTCAGGTGGCAATGCCCATGTAGCAGTTCTATCAACAATGTCAACTAAAAATGGCACAATGCCCATACCTGCGGTTATATCAATTGTGTGTCCTGTTCCTTGGCTTACTACTAGTCCGTCTAATATGGCAGTATTTGTACCTACAATTTTTTCTACTGTTTGCCCTAATTGAAATTGATAATATCTCATATCTCTGAACATATCCTGGGCATAGTATCTGTCACCAATAGCAAGAGGTACACCGCCACTATATTTTGGATTATGATGATTTAACATTTAATTTTCTCCTTTTATTCTATTACTGCATATGTTATAAAGTCGCCACTTATATCTATATACCCTAAAAATATTCTATAGTATGCAGGGGCAACATCTGTTTCTAATTCTGCTACTAATTGGGATATTTCAGCAGTTGTTAAGGAATCGTTGTCAACGTCTATATAAATATTACCAGCGATTTCAATCTCAGTTCCTAAACCAATAAAATCCATACCTAATTGATCATCAATTCCATCCCCACCGAAAGTACTCCAATAATATGCAGTTGGTGTATTGCCATCACCTGTTAAAATCCAATCTGACCCAGTTCCATTTTCCAAAATCTGAGAGTCTCCTCCTGCAATTGAATCAATAATTGGTTTAACACTATCTGTCCATAAACCTCGTTTTTTATGCCCTGCAACTGCCCCGGATATGCTTTGCCTACGTTGTCTTAATGTCTTGCTTGACCTATTAACAATATTAAAATATTGCTCCCAATAAGGAAGAGTTATTTCTGGTGTTTTTTCTGGGTGTTTGAAATACCACACATCCAATATCTTTTCAAATATTTCAAGTGTGAAATTATCCATAAAATCAACTAAATCTTGCCCAGCTTCATCTAAATTTTTTCCAATCAATGGATCTGGTAAATAGTCTAAAAAACTTCTAGGAAGCATTATGTCACCTCATTAATTGTTATAGATATTCCAGTATGTGTTGTTATTTCCTCTTCTCCCAGTGTTATAGGAAATGTAGGACTTGAAAAAGTTATGTCATCAATAAATGATAATGATGATTTTATATAAGTTACAATATCGGACTCATCTATTTCATCTTCAAAATCTACAGGATTTAAATTTATTAATAATGGCTCTATCCATGTGTCTGTCTCATTGTAAGCTACGCTAAAAATAGTGTTGACCAAAGTTAGTGTATCTGAAAACCCATCATTGTCATAATTAGTTTTAACTTCTTCACCTGTCTCACTAAAAAATAATTTTATTGCTAAATTAATTCTTGCTTCTAAATCTACAAAGGTAATATCTGCCGTTCTTTTAACATCACAAACAACTGTAGGTGCTATTAAAGTAGCATCATCTGCTACTACTGTTATAGAATTCAATATAGATTTACTTGTTAATTCTGTTTCTATTTCTGTTTGTACAGTTGGTGAAACATTACCACCCCCAGATGCAATTGCAAGAACTTTTACGGATAGTACTCCTAATGCATTAGTGATAATTTGTACTTTACTGATACCACCTAATTCCAATACTAAAAATTCTCCATCTTCAGCAGTTACAAATCTATCTTTTGCTTTAAGCAATATAGGTGCTCTTACTGTTGCTATTTCAATAGATTCTTCGTCGCCTCCCCCCGTATAAACAACAGGGTTTGTAGTTGATGTTATTTCAGAACTACTTCCAGCATAAGTATTTACTATATTTAAATTTGATTGATTTGAAGTAGTTCCCCCACCAACAGCATATTCAGCAACAATATCAATTCCTATTGGAGGAATTACTCCAAATTCATTATTTCCAAACATTAGTGAAATTAGTCCATCTTGTTTATTCAGTATTTTATAATTTTTGTCTACTGCTAAACTATTTACTAGAGTTGTAACTAATGTATAAACACCATCAATTGTTACAACTAAAGTATCTTCTATAATGTTTGCATCTGGCAAAGAAAATTCTTGAAATTCAGTTGTTCCGTCTGACTGACCAATTATAACAGAATCTTTTGTTTCCTGTTGGTACATAATAGCTTCTATTGCGTATAGATTTGCAGTATGAACACCAGTACCTGCATCTGCAGTACTTACCAATATACCATTGAAGGCATTTTCAATCGAATTTGCTAAACTAAAAGTTGTTGAAGAAATATAAACAATAAAATAATCAGTATCTATACTTAATCCATCGGGAAGTGTTCCAGTAGTAGTCAATCTTACCTTTTTTCCAGTATACCCATAATCTTCTGAAGTAGTGAATACAAATTCAGAAGTCCTAGTGAAAGTTGCGGATGATGTATTATAAGTAACAGAATCTCTTGCCTCAAATCTCAAAGAACTTATTACTAAACTTCCTTGTGTAATCGCAATTAAATCTGTGACAGCAAAAGTAGTTGAATCTGGTGTTGTTGGCTTAACGTTAAATATCTGTGTTCCGTTTGAAGTTGTTGGAATACCTAATTCATAGTCAATTTGTTTTAGAGAAGCTTGTGCACTTTCTCTAGTTAATGCAGAATCTAAGAAATAATCATTGGCAACTGCATCAATTATAACAGAAAAAGTGTCTCCTAATCCTGCCATATATCGTTTAAACCATTCAGGTTTGTCCACCAATCCTGATTTATCATTTATTGAGGATAGGATAGTGTTATAAGTTTTATCAGTATATTTAAATGGGTTTGCCATTTTAAACTCCTATTGGTATATTTATTGTTGTATTTTGTTGATAATAAGCAAACAATATATAAAAAATGGATAAATCTACACTGTTTTTATTTTTTATTTCCACTTGTATTTCATTCTGACTTGTTGCCACTCTTCTCTCTTTTGTATTATCAACACCATTACCTGTATAAGTATTTCTATAAGCTATCCATTTTACAGCAGCATACTTTAAACCAATTTGAATTGCAAGACCTATTGGTGTGTTAACATAATCATTAACACCTGAACTATCAGATCGATTAAAGAACAACTTATTTTTTGAAGTAGATAATCCATTAAGCAGATCTTGTCTTACTTCCTCTTTAAGGTCACCTTGCCCATAATAAAAAAATGTGTCCCATGCTGAACTTGCCATATTTATTCACCTTTTATTGTTAAACTTAACATATTTGCTAATTGTGTTGCAAATGTAGCAATTGCCGCTTTAATTGTTCCAATACCTGACGCATTTTGTGACTCATTTCCACTTGTGGCCCCCGAAATTGTAGCCGCCATAGTAGTCCAATTAGTTAACCATGTTGTGCCTTTTAAAAATGATTCAACACCTGTATTTATAGACCATCCAACCGGACTGCTTGCTATTTTATTTCCATTAGTATCTTCAATTGTTATACCTATTAAAGTAGTTTCCATAGAGTGCTGTCCTACATTTATCTTCATATTCCAACCAGTGGATAAAGCAATGGAAAATTCTTTTATACCATTATCTTTTAATATCTGTGCCTCTTGTGTTTCACTTCTATCATCATAAATAGTCTCAATTTTTGTATTAAAGTTATAACTTGTGGGAGATTGCAAATTAAAATCATTTGCCATACCAATAATAAAAGCTCTTGCAGGATTATTATCCCTAAAACCAATTATAACATTATCTCCAACTTTTAATTCTGTCATTGAATTTTTATCTATATATGTACAAATAGCACCCTTGTCATTTGTATCCCAAGCTAATGAATCTATTGTACACAATGCTTTACCTTCTCTTAATTCTGCCACTACACCGTCAAAAAATCTATTGTATTTAGTTTCTTGAATAATAATTTTTCTAATTTCCTCATACAAATCTTTAGTATTCATATAACAAAACTCCCAAATCCAGTAATAGCATCTGCTATTTCTAAATTACATTTGTATCCATTTGAATCTATATTATGAGCAACTTTTTTTATAAAAAACTTATTCAATCCACCAAAATCATTTTTATAAAAATCAGGGAAACCATTTCCAAAATTAGCCTTCATAGGGCATGTAAATAATGGATCTCCTATTGTTTTTATATTACAAGAATATCCTAAACCCTGTGGGGCTGTCACAGTCGCAATTTTATCAAAAAAAGCACCAACTGTTGTATCTCCTATTTTGCTTGTAAATGAACTTGCCAATATAACATCCCTTGTCAATTCTTTTTGATCTGGATGGGTTCTTATGTATTCTTTTAATAGTGCCTCATCTAATCTTGATATAGTAACATTCTGATCTTCAACAGTGTAATTTGTTATTATTGACTTTCCATTTATTATTTCAATTCTATTACCATCTCCAAGTCCTGAGTCACCTATATTATGTTTCCATGTGTAATTCATAACATTTGGATAAGTTGAATTTACTCCATATTCAAATAATTTAGAACTTCCTGCTGTTCCTCCAGTAACTAATTTTTGGAAAGCAAGTGATGAACTTCCGTCAATTTGATTATTATCTACAAATAATCCTACTAGTGCACCTGTTAAACTCCATCCAAGTCTAAAAATACATCTCCATTCAAAAGCTAATCTGTTTAAAAATTTAAAAGTTGTTTCATTTTGCATTACAGCATTACTCTCTGTTAATACCTCTTTACCTTGTACAAAACTTATGAATGGAACTGAAACACCTAATTTAAGTAAAGCTGAAGCAACAGCTGTCTCTTTAGTTCCTGTTCTATACCATTCAGTATCATGCAAATTACTTTTCATTTCTGCCCCATAAAAATTACAATTATAAGTCAATACTCCATTTTGACCGCCTGAACCTCCAGGAGATTGTATATATCCTCTCAAAGCAGTTCTTATTGAATTTCCTGTAATCTCAAGAGGATTTTTTTGTAATGAAGATATAGTGCTTATACTTTCATTTTTGTATCCCCAATTCAAACTAAATGTTTTTCCATTTTTCAAGTGTCTTGAATAAATACCATAAGGATCTCTTAATGTAAGACTTCCTTTTGTCATTCTGTGAATTTCCTCTGTCACACTAAAATTAATTACGTCTTCAGATATATTCACATTTCCTTTTTCACCTTGAAATGTTATTTTGAAAAAACTGTTATCAATAGGAAAAATTGTTTCCATTCCTAATCCTCAATAGCAGGTATTTTAATACTTTTTAATTTTGAAAAATCAAAACGACTTTCAATTAATTTAACAACATTTGCTTCGTAAATTTTGTAAGCTAGATCTTCTGTAAACTCCCCATACACTTCTTTTTTAACTGCTATTTCATCAGCTAATTCATTTTTATCTTTACTTATAGTTGTAAGTATTGTATAGTTAGGTATCTTTCGTCTGTCTTTTATATTGTAAACTTTTCCATTTGCATTTGTAAAAGTGATATTATCAACATCCCCATATCTCATTAGTAGCTCCTTAAACTTGTTTGACTTAATCCAACCTGTGTTATACTTTCTACACTTCCTACCAATGAAGCAAATTGTCTATAAACTTTCTCTATTTGATTTGTTACATCTTTTTCATCCAAAGTCAACTCAATTTGAATATTTGTAAATTGTGGATTTCCTACAGCATTTGTATATTGTCCTTTATGAGTAAAACTACATTTTGAAACATACCATACTAAAGGAGCGGAACCAATCCCATAATTATAAATCACTTTTGGATTTTGTGTAAATTGTGAAGATTGGCTAAATATGTCCGCTAGTGTGTTAGTAGGATTTCTTAATACTTCGTACAATTTTAATAAATTGCTATTTCCTAACAAAGTTTGTCTTTGCACAACTGTTAAAGAAAATCCTACCTTTCTATTAGAAAAACCACCCGAGCTGATAGGAGCATAATCAAGACCCGGAATGGTCGTTTCTGCAAATAATATATTTTTATTATCGGTAATATCTCCTGGTATTGTTGGAGATGTTATCAATAAATTAGCATCTAATATAAACATATACCATGGAATTATTCTTGGAAAACTCATTATCTATCTCCCGATCCAGTTCTTTGATCTAATACAACTTGTCTCATTTGTTGTTCTATGCCCATTCCAAAATTTATTCCTGCTTGTTCAGCATTTCCTTCTGTCACATTTATATTTATACCTTCTACTTGTACAGTGATCTTTTGTCCTGCATGTATATTGCTCATTGCTTCTTGAGGTCTTTTTAAAGCAACTAGAGTATCTTCAGGGTTAGTTCTAATTACTGTTCCATCAGGACGTATTATTGCATCGTCAACATTTGTTGTTTTATTTGATTTTTTATTCCCAAAATCTCCAGATATTAATTTATTTGCAAACCCTAACAACGATTCTAAATCCTTTGTAATTTGTGTAAATGAGGCAAGTAATAATTTTAAAGCATTTCCAACTAAAAAACCTATTGCTTTACCCAACAAATTAAATGCTGGTTCTAATTTTTCTCCTAAAATATTCACTAATTTTGTAACTTGATCAAAAGCTTCTTTTAAATGTCCTATAAAAGTTTCAAATTTTTTATCTAAATCATCTATACCAAACAAACCTTCAAAAAATCCAGATAACAAAGAAGTAACAAGTTTCAATGAAACTTTTAGACTCTCAAAACCTAAAATAAGGGATCTTTGAACTATATCTGCAATTCCTTTTAGTATCTCATAAAAGGAATTAAGTACCCCTATTTTTTCTAATTCTTTAAAGAAGTCATTAAAAATAATAGATATTTCACCAATACCTTTTCCTATAAATTCAAAAAGAGGTTCTAATTTCGCCTCAAGCAATAAAAATAAAGCAACCAATTTAAATACTAAAAGATTTATTATATTTGTAATATCTATTCCAGCAAAATTAACTAAGTCTTTTAAGCTAGTTTTCAATGAGTTTATCAATGTTTTTATAAGATTTAAAACTGTTACAAATAATGTTTTAACTGCTTTAAGTACATTTACAATAACCCCTCCCCATTTAACAAACATTGCTCTATTATTTCTTGTCCAATCCAGTACTCTTTGTAAAATTGGAACCAGTTCTTTTCTTAATGGCCAAAGTAGATTTTTTGTAACTATTCTTCCGACTGCTTTAAAAGTCATACCTATTTCTGGAATTGATTTTATTGCTTTTTTTATAAGTGCAACGCTTCCTGCAATAATTCCACCAATTAAGGCTAATTTTCCAAAAGAACTTAAGATTCCTTTACTTGTTTTTTTGGCTGTCTTTTGGGTTTCTTTTGATTCTTTGTTAACTTTTTTACCAATATTTGGAATTTTAGATACTATTTTATTAACAGTAGATTCAGTTGTCTTAACAAATCCAGTGACTTCGTTACTTGCCTTATCAATTCCTTGCTTAAAAGCAGAAATATTAAAAGTTAATATAATATCTTCTTCAGCCATTCTTTCCTCTCTTTAGTAGCTTAAATATTTTTAAGCATTGGTAATAATCCATATTGACCAAATCATTATATGTGAAAGCGCTAGGATAGTCAGTATTTAAATTAGCAACTTGGATTATAAAATTATCTATATCAAAATCCAAATATTCAATGCTACTAACTAACCACAAACAACCCTCATAAGTTTGAGGGTATAGCCCTACACTAGCGCAGAAACGAAAAAATTGAGTGTGTTTATCTTAGCTTTCCATTTTTTTCCACATTTCGTACAAACTTTATCTATATCACTTTGAATCCCATATTGTAAAATTTCTTTGGCAAAATAATTCAAATCCCTGGGGTTCATTTTCTCTATTATTTTATTTCCATACAGTTTCTTTTCTTCTCTAGTAAATTCAGCTCCATTTAAATTAGTTATACATTGTACATATACAGATTTTTGTATATCTACATCGTTTTGGTAACCTAATTTATTAGACATTTCAATATAGTCTTTCAATAAGGGTATTCTCATGCTTAAAGAATTCACTGTTAATATAATATTACCATTCTTTTTATTGAGCAATTCAATGTCAATATCTTTTTTTATATTTATTTCTGTATCTTCTTCGTAATATTCTATAGATAAATCACTTATAAAATCTCTAGTATCAACATCATCTTCGAATTTACTTATTTTTGATGTTCCACAAAGTGGACAAGTATAAATACCTTCCACTCCATCGTCTTCTGGGTATTGTAATAGCATTACTTGAATTGCTAAATACTCAGCAGATTGAATTGACAACTCTCCAACTAATCTTTTTGTCTTTTCCTTATCGTCATTTATTAAGATTGTTCCAGATAAGAATTTTTTTAACGCCAGGAAGTTGTCCCCAGTGTCTGCAACTTTCCTGGTATCCATAATAACACCTGTTGTGGGTTTAATTATTTCAACCTCATATATTGGAGGATTTGTAAAAATAGGTATTGGTAACCTAATATTTTTCATGTTTTTTGCTCCTTAAATCATAAAAAATTAACTTATTTCTTGAATATCGTAAGGTAAAAGTGTTATATCTATCCTGTAATAATTAGGTGCTTCTGCAGCATATTCAGGAAGACTGTATTTTGAACACTCACATTGTAACAATGTAATTCTGTCAATCTCAGATCCTGACCCATCAACCTCAACAAGTATAACATTTTTTATCTGATTTTTAACGTACCAATCTTTAATAAATTGTTTAGTTTCACTGTCTCGTGTGTATTTAAATCCAAAATCAATTGGTGGTATGGTATCCACACCTGTTATAATAGTCTTTAACTTTGCAAATTCTGGTACTTCCGCAGTTACCTGATTTCTTTCAATAGCCCCTACGTGTACCAAATTTGCTCTTTCTAAGCCATCAATTTCTATTTTAATCTTTCTAGCCATGTCATTTTTCTGCATAATTTACTCCTGTTTTATGCTGGTAGTAATATACCAACTTTTATAAAAATACTTCCGGCTGGTGCTGGATAAGCAAAAAATACTTCTATATTTCTTTCTCCTGCTTGTATAGATATAGTTGTGTTTACTGGAGGATCGATATTAACTAAAACAGAATCTCCAAAATCAGTTAAAGAACCGTCATCATTTTGTCTTTGTGAGAAGGTCTCTCCTGAAGGAACTGTTCCAGTACTGCCACTTATCCATAAGTTAAGCATAAAATTATTTATTGCATCTTTATCAGATTTAATCTGATTAGAAGAATTTGGTGTATTCTCAGAATTTTGTAAACTATCCTCACTACTAATCTTAATAAAGTTCCTCATAAATAAACCATTTACAAATTGAAAATCTGTACTTGTTGAAGGGGTAAACATATTTCTTAACACAAATCCTGTACCAACAATATACTGAATTAAATTAACACCTGCTTGTGCAATATCTGTTCTATCTCTGTTTGTTATAATTCCAAGATTATTGTCAACAACAGAATTAACACCTAACAATGGTTCATCTTTTGTAGGTATATAGTGAATTCCTCTTGTACTTGTAGTCCTTATCCAAAGTGCCATTAAATGTCCTGAACTTGGAACCTCTCTATCAGAAGAATTAGGATCAGTTGTAAAAGGATCTGTAACACCTAACCATGTTCCAGAAAGTACTTGAAACACATCGTCTGACCTCTGATACCCATTTCCATCTTCAATTAATGAAGTTTTGTCTAAGTCATCCCCTAATGATGTAAATACAAGTGGAGTATCATTTCTTGATTTACAATACAATTCTAAAGCTTTTTGTATTGTATCTACAGTAGTTTCTACATTGGCAATCATTCTTATTGGTAATCCATCAAAAGTATCATTATCAAAACCATACTGTGCGGAAGTTGTTGGACTTGTTCCATTTGCTCCAGAAGCAAGATAAGTAACAGTTGCAACATCAACAGGAAAAGTATCTTCTATATCTGTAGGTGTTGTAGTTAACTTACTAACACTTACCCATGAAGAAGTTGCAAAAACATTTTCAACATAAAAATCAGTAACTTCTGACTCAGTTGTACACCATACTTCACCTAGAGATTCCTCAACTTCAGTAACAACTCCACTTACAGATTGTCTATAAATTCTTAATCTAAAACCTAATACATCCACTTGGGCATCGTCTGTAACAGCATTTGTTAGACCTGTTACAAAAGTAACAGTTCCAGCACTTTCATTAACTACAGTAATTTTTCTATACTCGTCAGACACTAGTGCAAATTTAACAATATCCCCTACTTTTATATCAATTACAGAATTTAATGTTACTGTGGTTGCGCCTGCCAATTCTGTTCCGTTAGTATTAGTTGTAAATCTAACCCCATTTGTAATTGTATAACCTGTTCTATTTCCACTTTCTGAAAATTCTAATTCTCCTCTATAAGCAGAATCCAATTGTAATATTTGCTCAGCAACTGTTTGTTGATCGTCTAATTGTATTGTTGCTGTAACAGCATCGTATGCTGTGCCAGTGTTTCCTACATATGCTTTTACATACAATGTTCCAGGAACATTTGCTAAATTGTCAAAAAATCCTTTTACTGCATCATTTCCATACCAATTAGAATTTATTTGATTTCCAAAAATAACTTGGAATTCTTCTGGATTGTTAACAGGATAAACTCTTTTATACCTTCTTTCAAAAAATCCTATTATTCCTGCATTGGAGAAGTCTGATGCTACAACAGCTTTGCTTTTTCTAGTTGGTGCATTTTTACCAATAACACCTAATTCACTTAATATAGCCATATTTACTCTCCTTTTTGTACTGTAAAATTCTTAGTAGATTTTTCAAAATTTCTACTTTTCAATATTTCTATTGGCAGTTTTTTACTTTCATATGCTTCAAATCTATAATACTTACCACCCCATTTATATTCTAATGCTTGATTTTTACGATGTTTTAAATATACACTTTGTTCATATTTTAAGGCTGTGCTATTTCCACCGTCAGATTTTGGCTTATCAACTTTACTAATTTTTGATTTGTCCATATTTCCTCCTTAACTTCTAATTTAATTATATATATTAGTCCTACTATTGGGCTGTCGTATCCTTCCAACTCAATAAATTCAGGCTCTCCATTAAAAGATATATCGTATTTTTGTCCATTTATCCACAATATTTTTCTTGCTATTACGTTTCTAACTAATTGACTCATAAAAGTCAATATGTCGTTTTCCATTCTAGTAATACATGCTACTTGAAACATGTATTCATATATTTGATCATCCTTCCTTGCATAAGCTGAACCATCTTCTTTAGTATTGAATACAGTTTCAACTTTACCCCCTCTTAATATAGGATTAGGGGTATATCCTGTAATGCTTATAGAAGGTGTATTATATATTTGTTGATTTACACCATATCTTACTGGAATTGTAAGATAACAATTAGCATCTGTAAAGTCATTTACAATTTCATCTCCATCTAAACCATCTGCTAATTTAAAATATCTTTCATCATTATCCTCTAAAACATGTGTTTCACTATTTACTCCATCCTCTATCTTAATAACTGAATGTCTATCAATATACGTTAATGCAGTGTCAGCTAATTGATTTAATGCTATTTCATCATCTCCACTATCTGCATCTAATGTGCCTAATGAAAAACCATTCCCTATTAATTCAGTTATCTCAGTCTCTATAAGATCTTGTATTGATATAAATATATCAACAGGTATTTCATCAAGTACAGCTAAACAATGACTACAAATTAATCTATCAAATGAAGTTCCATAATAAGTTATTTTTATCTTTTCAATAGTACTTATTTCATCTAATCTGAAATATTGATCAATCATATAAGGAAAAAGATCTATTTCATATTCATGACTATCATTAAATGCTATTGTATATAATCCGCTTGTATTCTTATTAAACGACGAATAAAAATGACACACAACATAAGAATAGTCTGACACATCAATTGACAATCCATCTTTTTCAATATAATCTCCAGAATCAGTAAAAGAAAACTGAACACTTTCTGTATTGTGATAACCAGCAATAAAATCTGATATTTCAACAGTTCCTACAACAGTGGCGTTATTATATGCTGTGAAACCTGTTACACTGTTAAATTCATCTATAACTAAATTCATCTCTCTTTTAACTCCACATCAAAAGTTTTTCCATCAATCTTTATTTTAGGGATTGCTTTTTTATAATTTTTTAAAACAATCTCCATTGCAGGTCTTTTAGGAGGTAAAATTCTTTTAGAATATTCATGATAAACAAATAATTTTTTCAAAGAAACAGTTTTACTCCAATGCATTCCATTCCTTGGAGAGATTTTTACCCCATTTTTAATACTTGTAATTTTCATCATATTTGCGTATGAATTTTTTCTACTTTTTCCTTTCCCCACCAAAGGTTTATCTGGATTATCAAATCCTTGATTACTTTTCTTTTTTATTGTCTTTGGAGTGAGTCTTTTTAATCCTAAAGAATCATTAAGAATACCCTCTTTAAAATTATTAACTATTACCTTGCCTTGTCTTTTAGCATATCTAGTCAATAAAACTTCAATTTTTTGAGGGGAGCTTTTGAATTCTTTAAATCTTTTCTTAAAGAAGTTTGTAAATTTAATCATTTATTTTTTACTCAACCCAATAACATAATACAAATAATCATTCCCCATTTGAATTCTTTTATTTTTACCCGTAATAATATAAGTTTCATCCATAACAATAGCTGTATCTCTTGTTTCATCAATATCATTAAAATCATAGCCATTATCAAGAAAATCTTTTCTGCTGAACCAGGCTATTAAATCGTGTTGTTCTAAAAACCCAGCAAGTTCTATTTGGTCAACTGTAGGATCAAATTGCACAGGATTAGCTTTTAAATTTAAAGTTGTTTCCCTGCTTCTTGCTTTAATACTGTTAAGCTTATCCCTTACAATATTACTTTCGTCCCTGAATTTTAATTGTATAAACATTCCATTATCATTAACTATATTTTGAATATCTTTTAATGCCTCACATAGATCAAGGTATCTATAAGGAGTCAAATCAGAAAAAATAACATTAAAAGTTCCTGTATCTAAAGGAAGCTGATTTATTTCAATTGTTGTTTCATCCGTTATACTTGTAATTTTTGTACACGACTTTAATGCTTCAGAATAAGCATACAAACCAACAAACAATTTATTGCTATCTTTTATTGTAGTTGTATCCAAAATAACTTCTGTATCTAATTCATCTAATGTACAACTGAAAGTTATATTCATCAAATAACCCCACTTCTATAATTTCCAATCATTGTGTTACATCTTTGGGCTATCTGTCTTCTTATATTTGTGTACTTTCCAATACTTCCATATTTTCTTATGAATGCCTCGGAGGATACATTTCCTCCTCCACTTCTTCCCTCAATCCAGGTACAAATTTCTATAACTGTTAGGTATCCTATTAATTCATTTACATCGTCGGGTATGTCATCATTCGAATATCCCATAGTATAAGTTACTTTTATATTTCTAGTTCCTCTTGGAAAAGTAGTTCTATAGTAACCTTCTGCAAAATTATATTTTGATTTTAAAATTCCTTCTCCAGATATCAATTCTAAATTAGCTAAAGAAGGGGTATACACAGACTCAGTATTTACATAGGTAATTTCGGTAATTTCAATAATATTTCTATCTGGAAGAAAAATAATATCTTTGTTTGTACCATTTATGTAAACTGTTTTTGAAATATTGCCACTTACAGAAATACCTAATATTTTATTTATTATAGTAGGAATTATATAATTGTCCCTTCTGTTTTGAATCCATATGTCAGATATAACAGATTGGTCAATACAATATCCTTCAAGCAAATCCCTTATTTCTGCAATAGTTATTAAAGCCATTGTAACCCCTTTCTTAACTTATTTTTTAAGTTTATATATTTTAAAATGATTTTTGATAAGTTGGCTCTCCTGGTATTTATTTTTAGGATATGCAAGACCCTTATCAATTGATATTTTAGTCCCATCATCTAAAATAAGGTTAAAACTTTTATTAGAGTATTCACTGCAATAGTACCAATAAAAGTTTTTTGGTTTACTTTCGCCTCTTTTAAATCCGCAAGATTTATATTTATCAATCTCATTTTTTGAAACTTCTACTATACCATTTTTTGACTGTATCTCTTCTTTTTTTCCCTTGTAATTAAGTATAAGGGTATATTTACCTTTAACTGTTATTTGGGGCAAATACATTTTAATCTTTTTTTCACCTTCATCTTTCTCGGATTCTTTTAATTTTATTTTAGGAGAAGAGTCTTTCAACTCTTCTTCCCTTTCTTTTGTAGTTTTTACTGGCATTATGCTGTCCTTACACCACGTTTGTATATTGATGTTCTTTCAAAAGATGGAGTTAAAGCCAAATAAGATTTAATCAACATTGGTATATTATCGTCTGTTCTTGCAAGTTGTTCAATTGTAACAATTCCACTGAATCGGGATCCACCTGAATTTGTAAAAGGTACTTTACCAAGACCTTGAATAGGATCTAAGTCCCACAAGAAAACTTGTTCAGGTACGTCATGGGCTGTTTCTTTTTCAAGTTGTACATCAGATTGCATTGAAGTAGGTACACTTGTATCTGCTGCTAATGGGTTAGTTAGAAATGTATAAGATTCTGTTTTACCTGTTATTGTACCAACGGCATTGTATTCATCTGCTGCTACTACTCTTACAAGAGTTTTATCTACACTAGTTGTTCCACTAGAATATATCTTATATCTGTATGCATTTGCTACAAATTCCCATGTGATTGTTAATGTTGAAGTAGTTCCTGTTGTTACTTGTGTAATTTCCGCACTTGCTAGTTGTTCCCCTTCTTCAGTAACAGCTGCAATTTGAATATAATAAGTATCCGCTGCAACAGTACCACCAGTAGCAGCTGTTGAACTTCCAAGAGTACCATAATAGGTAGTTAGAGCAGTATCTTCATTAGTAGGTCGTGTTCCTGTTGATTCAATAATTGGTATATCCCTATACGCATTCAATCTCCAACCACCATTTATATTTACCTGAGTAAGTCCCCCTTGTAATAAACCTTGGTTAAGTCTTACGTTGTCTAATAATTGAGAAGTTTTTGATAATAGTTCAGGGGACATTATTAAACATCTTTTGTGTCTAGCTCCTCCTGCTCTATTTGATTTATCAATCATTGTGTCAAAAGTTGAAAGATCTGCAAGAGTGTCTCCGTACCTATCAGTTGGTAAAAGTCTATTTGTAGAAATCAATGTATCAAGACCATCAAATTCATATGGATTAGCAGTACCATTACCGTACACAATAGTGTTTATAAGATCATATATATGCTGTTGCAGTAAATTCTCTGTCTCATACGCTGCTGCATCAATGTATTCTTGTGAAGTATCTTGTAAGAAATTTGTAATTTCTCCTTTTCTTCTTATAATCTTAAGTTGTACATTGTCTCTTATTGTTTGTGAATTTGAAGTAATAGTACTTGCTGCCTCGCCCATTGCACCACCTGTTCTTGGAAGTGCTGTTAAACGGTTGAATTCATGTGTTTTACCTGCAATTTTTTTCATGTAAACTAATGCCATTTCAGGACTAAGCCTGATAATAGTATTTGTAATCTCTTTCTCTAAATTTTGAGGGATTAATGCTTCACCAACTCCAGTTGCTGAGGTAAGTGCTTTTTGTAATAGATTGCTTTCTCTATATTTATTGTATTGATTAATTAAACTATTCATTTTATTTGTCCTCCTGTACAGCTTTTGGCAACCAAGAAGTTATTCCCTTTTGAACTTGCTCATGATTGCTTCCTTTGTAAATATACTCTTCTTCAGTTACTTCTTTACGTTCCCCTAATGCCTTCTTAATATAATCCATTGTTTCTTTTAGTTCTGAATTATCTCTAACAGGTTTATCCTTTTCAACTGATTTTTCAACTTTTAATATTTCATCAGCAACTCCAAGTCCTTTTAAAACATCACTAAGAACATTTTCAGATTCATCTTGTCTTTTACTAATAGATTTAACAACATTTGTTAATTCAGATAATGCAGCCGCAATTTTGTCTTCCCCAGTACTTTTTTGTGCTTCTTTATTTTGGGCTATTAAAAATTCTAATGCTTTAGCAACTGAGTCCATATTTGATTTTGACTCTTCTGGTATATCCCCAACTATCTTTTCCTCTGCTTTATCATTTGCAGTAGTTCCATCTGTTGGAGATTTTTCAATACCTTTTTCAGTCATTTTATCTTCTTTATTATCATCCATGTATTCTTCTTTTTTTGCCATTTTTTCCTCCTTTGGCATACTTTCTTTTGGGTCTTGTAATGTTGTATCATCAATTGCTCCCATAGCTAACAATTCATTTAGCAATGCTTGTATGTTGTTAACCACTGCAACTTCTTGACTTGTTATTGTTCCTTTTTTTACTTCTTTTTCTTCAGCCATTTTACAGCCTCCTTGCAAAAGATTTTTGAAGTTCTCCAAGTTCTGTTACAAGATCTTTGTAAACTTGGTTTTTATTTCTTTCTTCTTTAGCTAGTGTTTTATTCTTAAAAACAGTTTCACTTTCAGCTACTAAATTCATCATTGCAAATTTATATTCATCAAAGATAATTCCAAGTCTTTCAGTTTTCATATCCCATTTGTCAACCATAACTTCATTAACAGATTTTTCTAATGCATCTTGCACATCAAACTTTTTTGACCAGTATTTATCTTTTAGTTCCTTATCTTTTAATACTTTATCTAATTTTCCATTTATATTGTCCTGAGTTATTTTCTCTCTCCAAGGAGGTAATACATCCAAAGCTTTATACACAGCGTTTGCAATGCTAGTCATATAAGCTGGACGTGGCACTAATACAACACCATCAAGCATAATATCATCAAGAACAGTATCTCCTTTAGCTGTCATTATTATTCCATTTTCTGGTATAATCCCCTCTATGGAAAATCCCATTTGTTTAGGCTTTCTGTAAGGGGGTAAACCTAAAGATTGCTTCCACAAATTATTTATTTTCTCTAGTTTGTATTGTCCTGGATCATCATATTCATCATAAAGTCTGTAACTTGTCCACCAGTCACCAGACTTATTGATTTCCCCTTTTTCTAATATACCTATATCCTCACTTTGTTTAATCCCATGGATATCTGGATACAATAAAATATCACCAGAATTTGCTTGCTCCATAAACTTACAAACAGCTTTTTCGCTCATTCTTTCTTTATGTGCATCTTCTTTTAATCCAGACGATACCCCCTCAAAATATCTTCTTTTTTTACCATCTATTTCTTTTTCAACTAGCATAGTACTGACTAAACTATTAGATCCAATTGGACTTCTTTCTTGAATATTAGGTTGAAAATGAAAAGATATTTTTTTATTCATTTATTTCTCCTATAGTGTGTGATCCCCCGACTTAATAATCGGGGGTATATTTTTAAGATTCTTTTGATTCTTCTGGTATATCTTCAACACAATCAAGTATTTTCTGTATACCTAACATATTTTTTAAACCTTCTTTTCTTAAAGCACTGTCACATAAAAATTCCACTGCTTTTTTACCTTCTTGATCTACAATAATTTTCATTATTTGCTCCTTTAATTTTATTTTAATTGCCCCTAATTAGGGGCTTTTTGTTTATACTGTTTGTGTATTCATTTCTTCATCTACATTAGCAAGTGCTGTGTCTCTTGCTGTCATTGTTAGGAATGTCCAAATAATCACCATGCCATTTTTCATTGTGAAATGTATCTCGTAGCTTGGAGGTACATCCATTGGCTCATAACTTTGAACCTCAGCTTTATTTATCCTTACTGAATTATCTGGATTTTTAAGAAATCCACATTCTGAAGAACAAACCATATTCATTGTCTCAACTGTGTTAATTTCAACAATACAACTCATAATTTCTCCTTTTTTGTTATATTTTTATATTATTTACTACATGGACAGCATTTTTCAGGAATGCATGTCTCATCAATGATCTCAACAAAAAGATGCGCTAAAGGGTCAAGTGGCTCTTCAATCCTAAAAATTAACTCCATGCCACATCCAATTGGTGCGTAATCAAGAATGTAATCCCCAGAATTAACAATGTTCAGAAAATTGTTAGTCCTAAAATGAGAATCATTAATGCTCATTGTCTCAACTTGCAAAATAAAAGCTGGTGCATCCGACCTGACAATTATTGCTTTCTCACACCCTTTGACTTTGTACCTTACGGTCTTATGTCTGTCTTCTTCACTAAAAATTATTGTACTCATTGTTCTTTCCTCTCCTTAAATTAATTGTTTTATTAAACTGCCATTGAAAAATCAGCAACCTACATCATCATGCCCCAAAAGATCCAAACCTGTTAGATCCGTGTATAGAGACATAGTCACCCGCAATACCAGCGGTTATATCAAGCGTATTCTTCCTACCAACGACTGCCCCAAAACATAGACCACCATCAAAGTCAGTGAATGGGGTGATTGGATTTGTTGAAAGTCCTGCCTGAGCATCCAATAATGTGCCATACTCTCTGTCTGCACGAATTAGAAACACATCGAAAGACGTTCTGAATGGGAATATACAAAAGTAATGTATGCCAAATTGTGTATTGTTGCTCAAAGGTGCAAGCGTTCCACTGCCATCATCAAACACGGTAAAATCAATATCACTAACAACCGTATCGAAAACTACTTTGCCTTGGCCGGCTGACCTGTGAACAGGAGTAAAAGAGAAGCCCACTCCACCTGCGGGTTGAGCTATGTTGACGAGGTTTCTGTTTGTTGATGTACCACCTAAAACTTCTAAAACAAAATCCACCATATCAACTTTTAAATTAGTACCGTTTGGCGTAAGAAGTACATTGTCTTGTCTTAGTGCAGAAAAGGCCAATAGCTGACCGGCGTAATCATGGCTAGTTTCGTTAACCATTGGCATCGTCTGAGCGCTGTCGATAACAAGATTATTTCTGTGCCATAATCGACCAATTGGTATTTCGTTATCAAGTACTATTCTAGTGAATGGTTCTTTCGAAGTTATAAGCGCTTTTGTGCTAATATTATATGCTATATATGAGAACGGATTATTGGAAATGTCGGGTAAAGTATTACCTGTGGTAGCTGGTACAGTTCTTATAAATCGGATAATATCTCCGGTACGGTCTACACTACCAATCCTAAATTCTACGGTATCAAACGTTGCAGCATCGCCGCCATTAATTGTTAGTATGTCAGGGTTAGTCCAAGAAACTATACCGGACTCATTTAGTGAAGCCACAAGGGGATCACCCGACGATGACAAAAGATTATCAACAGCTTGAAATACAACTTGCTCTGTGTTTGTTATATCAGTGGCATCCCCCTTAACAAATGCAATGTGCGTAAATGCTGCATTAGTGTTATCAGGATTTACCTCTGTATCCTCTTCGCCCTGCCTAGTCTGCGCCTCGTTTAGTGAGTTGTAGGCCTGCTTTCCTCGCTGCGCCCCTTCAAAATTTGAAGAACCATAATGATACACTTTATATATTGACCACTGATCCGCACCAATAGCGGTTTTACCACCAGCACCGTCATCAATAAACCCCACTTCAAATGCTGGTAGATCTTCAAATGGCCCTGAGCTTGAGTAAGTGAAATACTGAGTAACTGCTGTCTGAGGATCAAGCCCCTTGTTTGGCTCCGATAGACTGTTATATCCCATAAATCGCCAAAAAATACCAGCTTCCCTTGTATATAAAAGAGTTCCAGGGGTGAGCGTTACCCCACCATCTGCTATCCTGAAAGATGTAGCCCGTGAGTTTGCGAAATCATAAAGCGTTTTTCCAAAGTTATAGCCAAACCACCAGAAATTTCCAAAAACAGAACTCAACTGCAAAGGCACAACTTCATCAGTAAATGCTTTGCCAAGAATACCAAATACAGTTAGATCGTACTCTTCCAACGTAAAATGATACTCATATTCAGGTTGTCCAGTTCCGTCATCTTTAACACCTATCCAATAGGTAAACCCCGGAGGAATGTTATGGACAATACCCGCTGTGATTGGCACCTCCATTTTTGACTCTGTAATAGCAGAAGGCACAGATACATCAACTGTTACTAATGTGTAAGGGGCTTTCACTTTTATTTTAGTGTCGTCACCGGGGTCAATCTCTAAGATATTCCTTGTGTCAGAAATTATACCAGTTGTATTGGATCGGTAAATTCTTTGTCCCTGTTCGGGTGTAAAATTATATGACATTTTTGTCTCCTAATTTCAGATAATGAAATAGTTAACACCGTTGGTGTACATCGTCACAGAGGCGTTATCTGTATCTAACAGGTACGTGTCCAGACCGTTAATTTTTGCTGTGCCTTCTGTATCTAATGTCAACGTATTAGTACCACAGCCTCCAGCCTCATCAATAACAATAAATTCCACTACCTCCGTTAGACTTCCGAGTGCAAGTGTTAATGTTGAAAGGGTTAATGTCACTGGAGCGCCTGTTGCTGTGTATGCGTAGATACCCGACTGGCCTAATGTTCCTGTTGTGGTTGTTGCTGCAAAAGAAAGGCGTTTAAGTCCATCCGAAACTATTCTTTCAGGTGTGTGGACTTGAATCGAACCCACAATTAAATCAGAAGTAACAGTATGTGCAACGCTAACAATATGATTCGGAGATGCTGGTGCAAACTTTGTTAATGCTCCCGCAACAGTTGAACTCAAATATAATTGATCACCAACTAGCCATGAAGACGTATTTAAAAACTCAATAAGTCCGAATGCTGATATATATCCTATTTCACCATCAAGAATTAATGTCTCGTTAACAATTCCAGCAACTTGCGAAGTAGCCAAACTATCTGACCTTGCAAGTCTTACCGTTGGAAGACCAGAAGCACTACCGTTTATATAAACTGCTTCACCGCTTGAAATAGTTGTTCCTTGATCATTCTGAACTCTTACAAGCAGATCACGACCTATGCCGACTGTGACATTACTATCCTCATTATAATATGATAATGCTTTATCACCATCATCATAAAATACTGTACCTTCAGAATAATTAGGTGCTGCTATTGTGGAAAATATAGCGCTGTGATTTACAGCAAGTCCACTTTCTGGGCCTGTACCATGCACTTGTACGGCTTCTGTTCTTGTATAGGGTAAGAGTTCAGTACCTTCATTTACCTGAAATCCCCACACATATATAGTCCCTGATGATAATGTAACATTTGTTATGTCTAACCAGTTTTGTGCACCTGCTACAAATTGACCTGAATACCGTTGAAGATCATCAGTGACATTAACATATATATCCTCAACTGACCCGTCACCGAGGTCAAAACGAACGAGTCTAGTTGATACTAAAGCTCTGGCCCAGAATGATACGGTATACGTACTACCTTCAGCTATCGTAAAAAATTGCCTTGTCGCTATTCCAT